TTGACATGTAATATTATTATTATATAATGTTTGTAAATTAGTCAATAATTGTTGCACGTTAAGAGTAGTAGCAGAACCAGCCCCACCTAATAAATAAGATGCAATTACTTGTTCTTCGGTTAAATTTGCGATAGTAGTTAAATCAGGAACAGATAATCCTAAAAGTACTGATGTTTGTGAAGGGTTAAATGTGTTAATAATATTTTTTTGTTCGACGTTAAATACTGCTTGTTGAGCGGCAGATAGCCTGCTAAAGTTTGCAGAAACTGGGATAGATGTTGTGGTTGTGATACCTTCAATAATATTACTAAATATTAATAATTGATATAAACACAAAAAAACAAATGTCAAAAATAATAAAATTAAATACATATAATATAATAATATAAATATATAATTTTTCTTTTATAATAATATATATGTCATCAGCATTTTATCCACAAGGTATGAATTCATATAACAATCGTTCAAATCAAAATGGATATGTGTCATGGAAAGGTTCTGGTGAATTTAATAATCCAATCGGAATAACTTCAGGAAACATTCGCCCTTTAACAAATAAGGATTCTTCGAATGATGTAGTATACAAACACGGTTTACCAAGACCAATTAAACATTATAGACGTGGAACTTCAATGAATAATGTAAACAATAGACAAGTACAATCTTCTACAAATGGTGGAAATATGGTCTCTCAATTATTAGATACTCCTGGTGGATATGTTGTTAAAAGTGGGTCTAATCAAGATGGTGTGTGTGAATCATTTAGGGGCGTTGGTTTGATATCTAATTATTACCCTATACAAAATGTAACTGAAAAACCACAACCAGGTCAAGTCTCTTGCGACCAATATAATAAACCAATTGGTAATGTTGCACGAAACGCTATTCGCCGAGTGTTGCCTTCAAGTACCCTTCTTAAAAAAAATTATTATACTACATCAAGCGAGCATTTATATAATCGTTGTTTAACTTTCGATCAAAATGCATTTAATTTTAAATCTAAAGTAGACGAAGATACTTACTATGCAAATTGCAGTATGCCACAACCAGATGGATGTAATAAAACAGTGGTATATAAGCCAAATAACTCTGGTTTTTCTTCACAAGGTGCAGTATCAAGTAGCACTAGATTATTAAAATTACAAATGCAAACTATCGAACAAGCGAAGAATTCATATAAACCAAAAGTGGAGGTTTGTAAACAAAAAGTATGCTATAAAATTTACTCATAAATAATTTAATTATCGCTTAAAGTAGTATCATTTTTTCATGCCATAATTCACATTTTTGCATATTTCCTTTCTTTAATAATTCTAATTTGTCATTTTTATTTTTATTGTTTAAAATATTAATTATCTGGTCGTATAATTCCAATTGTTGTTGTCCGTAAATAGCGTTAAATTCTTCTATTTTGTTTAAAAAAATATTCGGGATAGGATTATTTAAAATAGATGATATATTTAAAGAAATAGTTGGTGTATTTAATATATTTATTGCGATAGGTTTAATAATAGATATATATTCACTTGTATTTTCACAAGTATATTTTTTACAAAGAATATATTTTTCATTATTTAAAACACTAGTCAACATAGTTTTTATTAAACACACTTTATCAAATAAATTACTAAATATATATAAAATATCTATAATTTGTTTGTGGTAAGTCGTGTTTATTTTTATAATAGTTGTCCCATATTTATTTTGACACATACAAATAAAATACAATGCAATAATTAATTTATTTATCTGAATATTATTATCGTCGTCGCTACATTCAAAAAACATAAAATCATACAAATCGCTGCTAGATACTTCCATATTATTAAAAGATGTGACGTTTGTCATATTTTTTCTATCATTTGGTTTCATTTGCAAATGATTACTAACATATAACATGTTAAGTCCAACATTTATATCAGAATTCGTACAAATACTATGAGATATAATTATTTCATACAATTCATAATATGTTTGGTTGTTGTTTTCAATATGTGATAAAAATGCAATATCTGAAACATTTGTAAAATTATAGTCAGAGACGTTAATTATTCTAAATATTTCGCGAATATCATTTTTATTATATTTTTGTATATGCATATTCATTTTATTTAATGATTGGATTAAAGTATGAGAAATAATAGCTTCTTCGCAATTGTCATTATAAAAAAAAGAAATATCTAAATTTGAATTGTTTTTTGGTAATATATAATAATACATTTAGTATTGTATATTACAATCATTTTATAACTTTATATATTTTTTAAATTATAACTTTATCATATATCCGTTTATATTTACTTACATTAATAAATACGTAATTGCTTCCACAGACATACCAGAAGTATAAATATTTGGAACAATCGTGTTATTTTTATGTGATATTTCAACAACGTTATACAATTGTATTAATTTTGCATCATTCAAATTGTCTACATCTCTAATGTATACAAGTGCGTCTTCTCTTGAAAGCGAATCTTTTGGCAAATCGTCATCTTTAATTTCTTGTCTAGAGGGAACACTAAAATCGATTATTTGAGAATCTAATATTTCTTGACGAACTAATAATTTAATAAATTCTTTTTTAACGTTAAGTGGATAATTTTTAAATGCTTGCATTAACGGTCCCGTCAATTTTATAGGCGGTTTATCTTTAAATAGAACGGATGCATCTATATTTTGACTAGTAATAGGCTCGTCTTCTTTGATGATGACATCCATTGGAAGATCTGGATATTTCTTTTTTGTTTTATTTGTAGGTGGTTTTTTGATCTTTTTGGTAGACTTATTTTCAGAGGATGCTTCCTGCTCTCTAACTTTCGCTTCTACCTCTTGCTCTCTAACTTTCGCTTCTGCCTTTTCCTTTTCAATATTTAAAATAAGAGTTTCTCCCAAATCTCTAACTTCTAGTTGTCTTTTACCAATTACAGATTCTTGATCTTCAAAGTCCATTTTATTCATAAATTGGTTTGATATCGTCTCTGCATCAACCGTTCGTATTTTCTTAAAGACAAAATATCTATTTAAAAACGATGCTTCTTTTTCTGGCGCGCTCATATTTATAGCATCATTGTATTCATCATTTTTATGTTTATTATGTTTGCTACTATTTTTCATTAAATTGAATAAGTCACGAAACATTCCAGTTGAACTTGGAAGAGAAGGATTCAACGCTTGACATTCTTCTGGTTTTAACAAGACAAACCCATAATTTTCTGCAATACGGATAAAATAATCCATATTTACCAAATATTCTGGTATTAATTGATTAATTGACTCGTTATATACAGATATTTGTTGACCTAAACACGAATCGTCATCAAGTAATTCAGTAATATCATAATCTTTTATTATTTCCAATATTTTTACTCCATTTTCCCCGAATGTAATACTTTCATTTTTAATCGTATTATTCAATTTATTAAATATTGTTTTACCGTCATAACACGTACCAATAAAATATCCATCTACTTTCGTGCACTCGGAAATATTTCTCATAAAATTATGAAATGTGTTGATATTTTGAAAGAAGTAATGAACGGCAAATTGACACGATGAAATGTTAAACCCATCGAGACCTACATTATATTGTCTAGTCACGCCTTGACCTGTATTTTCACCTGGTTCTTCTTGACCGAATACAATACGCGTAATCGCTTTTGCAACATCATTTTGCATGGCAACTCCATTCCTAATATTTTTAGAACTGTCTCCGTGAACGAATAACGCGTATGGCATTTCACTATATTTTTTACGAGAATTTAAAAATCTAGTGCATGCTCCATTTGTATTATTTTCCAAATTATCTTTTGAATAATCTATACCATATACAAACGATAAATTTGCATCAATCCATTTGGGTAAATCTCCAGCCTTTCCACATGCGTAATCAATCAATGTATCTTTATCATTTGCAACCGATGTAATTAATATTTTTTTAACAAATAAATTATGAAAATCGCGAAGACCCTTTGTGACATTTGATTTAGTCGCATTATTATAATATATATCATCATTTTTAACATCCACTATATTATTTCCAGTTGTAATCATCTCATCTGTGATTGGATTATGTATAGATAGCCAATTGTTATTCGCGGTTTTGTATGAATTTCCATAATTTGTCCCCCCTCGACGAAGCTCAGATGTTTTGTCATACCTAACTCTTAATGGTAGCCAACATAGTTGTGGATTTCCTCCATTTGAATCATATTTTTCTTTATCAAATCTAAATTCAACAATAGTATTGTCTTCAAATACTTCATTTTCTTCAGTATACATTTTATACGATTGAGAAACAGAATCATTCGTTAATATCATATTACACAAACCTGCATTATTATCGGATGGATTCGTAGGATAAAATTGTTTGGGTTTATAATTATATTTATTCCCCGCAACATATGTTGGTAAATTATCATTCATAATATCTTTGCATGCGTCATTGTAGCCATCAATATTTTCATTAAACCCACACATTAACGTTAATTGTTTGTATTGGACGATTTGATGTTGCGAAGAAGCATCTACGCCATCTTTGAATAATGACATGACTACATCTTGATTTGCAGTATCTTTTTGAGTACGTACCAAAAAATCTATCGTATTGTATTCGGCAGGTTTCCATTTAAAAGAATTTTCCCATATTTTCTTTTCAAGCACGCCTTCTACACCAGGTACAGAAGAACAGACTGGTAATAAAGCAGGTGTAAAAATTAATCCATCAATATTATACTCAAACATTAATTTTTTCTCCCATATCTTTTTACAACAATCAAAAATAGAATCAGTAGAATTAGATGCATAAAATCCTTTCACATCGAAACGCATAGGAGAAGTCTTTAAATTAAACGATGTTGGTTTTAATGTTGTAAACACTTCATTCAATATATCGTGTCTAAATACTATTGAGTTTTTAGAATTTTTGCTTTTTTCAACACCGCCTATACCTAATTTGAAAAATGGATGCATTCGAAGATTCTCGTTATTTTTAAAATAAATATCAAATGCAATAAATAAATTTATAAATGTATTTGTTTTATTATGCAATACTAACTCTCCGTCAATTATGCTGTTAAACAATCGTTTATTCTCTGTGATTGCGCCGGTGAATTTTACATTCATATTATGATTGATTAAATATATTCTACCAGTATTTGAAATAAACATTAAATGTCTAGATCCATCGGCCTTATCCGTTACAGTATAATTATTTCGAATATTTGGTTCTTTTGAAAATTTATTGTCTTCGATTATATTTGAACGTTGAAGAGTAAAACTAGATGGTCCAATAAATACAAACTCTTTATGGCCTATAAATTTAAATACTTTATTTGGATACAAAATATTCATATAAGCGCGAATCACTTCTCGCTCTTCATAAAACGAGATAGGATAATTTGTTTCTTGCAATCCACAAAGAATAATTTTTGATATTTTATGAATATTATTAACCAACTCATCTTTTTGTTGAGGGACCTTATTATCAACTTCAAACTCAATTTCATAGTTCTCCATAGTATTAAACACATTTGATTCGCTAATTGTATACGTAGCCATATTATTATTTGACATTCTGGTAATAGACAAATCTATGTTAAATGGAAAATTCGGATGGTTAAAAGTTATACGATTCATGTATCTGAATTTTTTTTTTATGCTGTTCCAACCTTCAATAATATTTTTTAATACTTCATTTTTTGGAGATATACTTTTTTCTATTTTATATGAAACACTAAAATTGAACTCTTTAAAAAGAGCATCGTATAACATATCGCCCCTTGGATTTGTTTCAGTAATAGTATTTGGTATAATGGCAGGAGATTTACTATTGTATTTAATTGATTGTATATCACTCAATTGATTTGTTTTACAATATTTTTGAATATCTACTAAATTATCAATTTCAATTCTTACAAATGTATCTTGAAAAACACCGGTATTTGTATTTAATGTTTGCGGTTGAATACTTAAACGATAAGACCCATTTTTATCTATTGTAGTGAAACCTAATGACAACAATTTTTTAATAACATTATCATAATTTATTTTTGTTATTTTTTTACCACGTGTACCAAAACGCCCCTCTAATTCACTTGTTTGAAACTTGTCAAATTTCATTTTTAAATAATTTGTAATAATTTTATTTAATTGGGATTTTGAAAGTAATTTATCTTTTTGCAATTGATTCATATCGGGGGTAGGTTCTTCGTCTTCCTCGTGACCCAACATTAACGCTTCTGAATATATGAGCCCAAATGTAATTTTTGTTGCGAATTCATTCAATTCAGTTTCGAGTGATGTTTGTGTGAATTTATTATCATGAATTGTATTAATACCATTCATCTGCCATGTAGCCGCATGTTCGTCTCTAAGCTCCCATTTTTTCATATTTTTCCAATCTTCATGTTCTTTCAACACTTGCAATTTTTCTTTTAAAGTCATATCCTCTAAATCTGTTATTTCACAATCTTCCTCAACGGGATCTTCAATATTCAAACTTGTTTGATTGACACGGCGTCTTAGTTCATCATCTTCTCCACCCCATCCCCAATAATTATTTGGATACCCGTTTAATTTTAAATAATCTTTATTTGATATACTTATAATACCACCTAAATATTCTTGACCTTTATATCTTTTCCAACATCTTGCAATATGTATAGGTGAAACTGGGTTTTTCACATAATAACGCGAAATATTTTCACCTGGTAATAAATCGACATCGTGAAATATAAATACATTGTATCCCTTCTGTTTTGCATAATCAAACCCTATATTTAATAAGACGCCTCGATTAAATTTATGTTCTACTGATTGCTCGATAATGAATATATGAAATGTTGCGTTTTTATTAAATCGCGCAATAGCGTTTTGCATATAAGAAGGCATATAAGAAATAAATTGACCTAGATGACTTGCTCTTTTTTGAGAAGGATGAATATCTCGATATGGGACAATAATAGCAATTCTTAATTCATCTTGGTCTACTAGACCCATATTCACTTTTGCTTTAGAAGCTGGTGGTGGCATATCAGGTGAATGCATCATATCCGCATTCATTTTTGCTTTCAATAGGGAAATTGGAGGCGACATATCAGGTGATTGTGTCTTCTTCGCCTTCAACATTGCATTTGCTTTTAATAACTCTTCCGGTGGTGATAATTCCGGAGTATAGTTTTTATATACGGGTTTTTTATTGATTAAATCCATGTGTTATATATTATAATGACATATTTTTATATTAATGCGAATCAATTTTATTTAATGTTGTAATTATCAAATCAAATATATCTTGTTTTAGTTTTTTTTGCATAGATTCCTCTGTAATTTGCAATTTCGTGCAAAATGTTTTTAGTTCATCTATTTTATACGAACTAATTGATAATAATGGCTTATCAATTTGATGCCTTTGAAAATATGTATCTCTATATGTTTGTATTTTGTCAGCACTCGCATTTAATTCGATACTAAACCGAAATAAATCATTTTGATGGATAATAAATATTTTTGCAGAATCATTATTTTTTATTTCAAAACATGTATGATGGTTAATAATCATTATATTTATTTTTTCTAAAATGCATAGCGCTACAAATGTTTTAATATTTATTTGTGTTTGATTTGCTAAATTATCTTCAATCTCGGTTAATGGTTTTATTTTATGTTCTTTTAATATATTTTTATTTTGACGAAGTACCTCGACATACTTTACCTTTTCATTTTTCTCTTTAACAAAATTAGTCGATTCTATTTCATACAACGTGAATCCATTGCAAATAATATAAAAACACCAAAAAAGTGAGTCTTTTTGTTTGGGTGAAAAAAAATTATTAAGGGTAGATGGTCTTGCTTTTACAATCACGTTTTTATTTTTTGTAGAAGGAGGTTTAAACTCATATTTTATATGTGATTGAATATTATTAAACATATAACTTTGCAAGTTAGTAATAACATCATTATAGTTAGATGTTATTATTGTATTTTTTTCTTTTGCGTCATTATTTTGTTCTCTATATGTACCCTTTATATGTTTATGTTTATTATGTGAATTTTTATTGTATGTATGTTTATTACCCGATGTATTCATTAATATATATTTTTATTAATTATCTTTAACATCTTTTTCAAAATATATGTTTTTAAAAGATTGCTTATGTTGCTCGGATTGATTCAATTGTATTTCCTGTGTATTCACATAATTAATATATATTTTTAATTCATCAATGACAGATTGAGTTAATTCTGATAAATTAATATGAATTCCGTATTTATTTTCATTGATAGTTATATTTTTATGTTTTGATAGTATTCGAAGTATTTCAACTTGATTAAATTTAGTCATTGTTTCTATTGATTCGCGAATAACAAATAATTCTTGAAAATCTGGTTCTTCTATTTGCGTTGTCGTTGCTGTTGCGCTTGTCATTATTTATATTATTATTAGTATATTATTACATTTAAATCATTATTTTAGAGGATAATATTTTAACGACTTTTAACTAATTCGCCAATAATAGATATATATTTGTCATTTAATTCAAAACGTTGACCTATGACACGTGCATTAAATAATTGCCCTTCTTGTGTAATTTTCGAAAAAGCTTCATTCATAACATGGTGATCTTTTGCTATAAATATAATAAATGGCGAAGGAGACGAACCATTATCTGCGCTTTCGCCTCTTATACCAGCTTTTGTAATATTTTTAACCACGCAATTTAAAATCATACCTTCAACCGGATAACATATATTACATTGGAAAATAACTTCAAATGAAACATTATCACCCCCTGAAATAAGACCACTAGAATGAGATACAACAGATATTGAATTTGGTTCTACAAAACCTTCTACAATACACTTACCGCTAAATTTTGCAGATACATGACCTTCAATAATTTCAGTCAAGTTTTGTCCGATTGCATTCATTTTTAAAACAATATTTCTAGTGATTAATGATTTTTGATATATTCCTTCAATTGTTTTTTTTCTAAAATCTTTTTTTAAAATAGGACCTTTTGATTTATTCATTTGTTCTATTTCTGCCATTATATTTAAAGTATATTATATTATATTATATCTTTTAATTATTTTCAATTTTATTATGTAATTTTATCTATTTTTACACCTTTTTACATTTCAAACGCCGATTATTTATAAGACGTTTTATATAAATAATAACTCATTTGACTTTTGGGACCTATTTTCTGGTCTTTAGCACTCTTAAAAATATTTTCATATTTTTCTGGTCTTCTTTCATAAATATCCTTAAATATATTTTCATATTTTTCATTAGGTATTTCACTTATTATTTCTTTAATATTAATTAAATTATTTGTAAAGTATTTTTTTATTTCATCTTCATATTTATATACAAATGTTTTAGTTGTATCTGGTTTTGACATTATAATTATAATATAAATTATAATTATAATAATTTTAAATCAATTTTTTTATAAATAATCGGCGTTTGAAATGTAAAAAGGTGTAAATGATTTTATATTATTTATTATATGTTTCATTATATTCCTCATATTTCAAAAAATATATTTTATCCGTTTTGACTTTATTAAAAAATCTTAAAATAAATTCCTGAAAAATACACAATTCTTGTTGAACTTGTTCTTTGCTATTTATTTTGGTAAATCGGATATTTTCATCCATTTCAATCTCATCTTTTAATATTTCATTTAATTTCAAGATTGATTTTAACTTATTACCCACTTGATCGCATCTTGCACCTGTGTTTCGTTTATTTTCAGTATCCATTAATTTAAATACTAACATGTTATCTATTTTATCGTAATCTATAAAGCCAATGATTTTATTATATGGTTTTTCAACATTTTTTCCGGATAATACTTTAGTCAATTTACTTATTGTTAACGCATCCGCTTCAATCCATCGTTTTTTACCTTCTACATCTACTATCATTTTATACACTTTTTGCAACGTTTTATCGTATAAATTAATACAATTCACATTACCTATTGTTATGATTGCACTGGTTAAATATTGAAAAACCTTATAATTTAAAGATTTTTCATTTGTTTCGACATCAGTTGAATAAAAATAATTCAATAATTCAACTTTATCTTCAAACGAAATAAAATCAACTAAATGTTCTACCACCAAATCACTGATAAATTCAGCTGGTACTATATTTTTTTGCGATAATAATCGAATCGTAATTCCACAATACTTATACCACGATTTATCCCCACGTTCAACTCTTTTTGCTTCACGAGCATATTTAAATACCATATCATAATTTATATTTAAATCGTCCAATATTTTACCTCCTTGTGCTAATTCGCGTTCTTCATTGGCGGGTAAATTCAATTCAGATTTAAATTTTAGATTTAAATCATTGGTATTTTCAATTCGTATAGATTTTGGTTTAAAATCAAGTGGTGTGATTCTTTCCATCACGCTAATTTTATTGTTTGTTAGTTCATCTGGTTGAAAATAATAATAATCTCCAATATTTATTAATGTACCAGGATGAGAATATTTATCATATATAATTTCTTTATTGTTAATTAATTGTGTCAATGAAGCATATATTTGTTCTATTGGGTATTGTTTCATTCGATTAATTGCGTTAAATAATTTTGTTTTTTCATAAAAATGACGTTCTTTCATCAATAATTGTATAATTCGAATAATATTGTCTGAATTATTTAGTGCAAACTTTTCATTATATGTATTCAATACAAGGTCTGATTCACGTGTATTATTCACAATTGGGTTTTCATATTTACACATCATGTAATCACATTGAGACGAATTATCTACATCACCTACTTGAAAATCATTCACTTCTTTTCCATTTGAAAATCGTTGTGTAATTGCCTGGTTCAAATTTTCTTGGGTAAAATTTAATTGCCCGTTGTTAATGACACAATCAACCGAATTTTCTTTTAATATACGACTCACTTTTCCAATTTTAATTGATTTTGCTTCCGCGACTCTATATATGTATAAATCAGCCGTTTCAATATCATTATTTGTGGTAGTGGCATGCAAAAATATTTGCACGTTGCGTAATTCAAAATCCAAATCTTTATGACTTCCATTTCGAACACCTCTGCCAATAATTTGTTCGATACGATTCATGTTATACCACGGATCCATTATATGTATTTGTCGAATGAATTTTAAATCTAATCCTTCAGAACCGGCATTTGATATTAATACAACTTTTATATTATCGCCGTTTTTGTTGGCTTTATCCGTTAACTTTTTAATCGTTGCATTATTGTTAGGAGATAAATTTTTATTACCTGTAATCATCGCATATTTCGCAAAACTTGTTTTTTTATCTCTAGATACAGGTGGCAACATTGTAGTCACATCTACGGCAGCAGTTGGCGGCGTTTCAAATAATCTTTTGGACCCTGACTCGTCGTATTTTACAAACCCCATCTCTTCTAAAGCCAACGCCATTGGCACTAACCCACCATAAATATATTTAGAATAAATCAAAATAATCCCATCTGATACAATCACTTGCCCTGCTTCATTTGTAAAAGATATATTTTCACAAATATTTTTTATTTTTGAACTATATTTCCCAATTTCAGTTGGCGAAAAAATACGATTGTCTGTTTTGTAACTATAATTTAAATTATTTTCCCCGACATTCATACTTCTCTTTAAACCATCAATGCCAGTTAAACTTCTTGAATCTACGGATTGATCTAATGGTCCTGACGGATAAATAATATTTAATGCTTGCAAAGGTATATCTAACAAGGTATAATTAAAAGTATTCAAATCTAAAAAAGACGGCATCTCTTTCCCAGCAACATAATATTTATTTCTTTTTAAATTGTCTATAATGAAATTATATCCATCCAATTGTGTTGGAGCGAGTTCTGACACATATAAATCTAAATGTGCTAGTTTATTTTCTTCTTCAATTGGTTTTTCATTCATTTGAAAATTAGGATAACGACCACGAATATCTAAATAGTTTCCCAAATTAAAAATACTCGGGTAAACTCTATAAGGAAATGTATATGGATTCTCACCTCTAACAAAAGAAATATATCCTCTAGATTTTTGTAGTAGTAATTTTTCACCATCGTCTTTTAAATTATCGTCATTATCAAATACGTTCGAAGCTTTTATAATTCCTCGTCTGTCATTAATATTCATTAAATTTAATAACCATACGATTTCTTTGCAACTATTATACATTGGTGTTCCAGACAATAATAATAAGCGTACGTTATCTGCATTTTTCACCAATGTCACCAAATTAGATGTTAACTTATGGTTCGGTTTTCGCTCTTCGCCTAATATTCGCTCATTTTCTTTTTCTATCACTTTCAAGTTTTCTTCATCTATTTCTTCTTCCTCTTCTTCCTCTTCGTCATCTTTTTCACTAGAATTTTTAGTCAACTCTATTTTACGTATATTATGAACTTCATCAATCACTATAAGACGACTATCAAACTCTTTTTTTATTTTTTGTCTAATTAAATTTGCATCGTTTCTGCCCTCATTTATAATTTTTTCTATATGATGAGAAAATTCGACATATCCTAAAAAGGAATAATAAGTATTTATTAATCGTTTCACTTGTAATATTACTTTTGCCTTATCTAATCCTTTCACATTTGTAGGGTTGATTTCGTTCAATAACTTATTTCCAATACACGAGTTTATCGTCCATATACCATTCACTTCTTTTAATTTTCGATCATCAAATAATTGTAATTTAAAATTATCCAATACATTTGGAAATGCTACTATTAAAATCTTTTTAGAAATACCTACTTGTTTTAAATAATCACGCGATTCTTCGCAAACACCAATAGCAGAACATGTTTTCCCGCTACCTAAACCATGATATAACAATAAACTATTGTATGGTGTTTGAAAAGAAAGAAAGTTTTTTACAAATATTTGATGCGGAGATAAAACGAATTCCGCTTCATTTAACACTTTTGCGTGTTCTTCTATATCTTCATAAATAGTACCATCATATTGAGTATCAGAAAATTCTTTTTTAGTAGCAATTTTATTATTAAAATTAGGATCATTCAAGTGAGGATATAAAAATGTATTGGTGGAGGGAGGTTCTTCCTTTAATATTTCTTCTTCAATTGCTTCTTTTGCCAATAGTATTTTATTGCACTCTGGTTTATATAGATTGTTTGGATTCCCACATTTGTTTTTTTCAAAATCTTCATTTATTTTTTGTTGAATTTCATCTGTTCGTACAGATCTACCCATATTTTTTTTATTTTTTCTGGTTCTTCTTGCAGGAGCTGCTTCTACAGCTTCTTTACGGGTTTTCCTTGTTTTTTTAGTAATTGTATTTTTTTCCTTATCTTCGTTATCTTCTTTATTATCCTCCTTTTCTTGTTGTTCTTCATTTTCTTCATTTTGTAATTGTTGTTCTTCTTCCATTAATATAAACTAATATAATATCATTTTAATATATATTGTATTCTTGTATTATTTGATTAATATTATTAATAATTTTTTTTTTCTCTAAATTATAAGGACGAATTGATTCTAAACATTCATCTAGTGTTTTCCATTCTATTTTGCTTACCTCTGATTTTTGATAATCATGTAAAATATCCACAGGTGGTTTATCCATGAATGCTAAATAATATTTATGTTTGTACGATTTATGATTTGAACCTATAAATATTTCTTCAAAAGGTATTATATTTTCAATAATACAGATGCTATTTTTACTATATCCTGTTTCTTCTTCAAATTCTCTTAACGCACAATTTAAATCTTTTTCTTGATAATTACGCCGTCCTTTCGGAAATTCCCATTCTGTTTCTAACCAATTCGTTGAACTATTTTCAACTAAACTATGAATAGTTAATAATTCGTTATTATAGATTACACCTGCTTTTAAAGCTTCAAACTTTTTATTAGAAGATACTTCGTCGCCTCTATGTTGAAAACTAAACGTATCCCCCCACATTAATTTCCATAATGTTGAAAAATCTTTAGTTAATAGTTGTTTTTTTTCATACACAGACATTTCATTAAATAAATGCTGCAATTGTTCGATATTATTAAGTGAATATTTCCCGCGCATAAAATCAATGTACCCAAATGTATCTTTCCTGCGAATCATTAAATATTGATTCACATTATCCACTATTCGAAAGACAATAATCCCATAACTTGTTATTGGCAATTTGCATTGATGAAATAAATGACCTATTTTCCCACAATTATTACATAAATTTTTACTCATTATCTGATATTTAATTATACGTTTATTATGTTTATAATATAAACTTTTAATATTTAATATTATTAATGTCTTTAGAACCAAATACATGGGGACCTCATTTTTGGTTTATGCTACATACCATATCTCTGAATTATCCAAATAATCCAAATGCGGTGATTAAAAAGAAATATTACGATTTCATTCAAAATTTACCTGCATTTTTACCACACAAAAAATCTTCCGAAAATTTTTCAAAACTATTAGATTTATATCCAATTACCCCTTATTTAGATTCACAAACATCTCTCATACAATGGATGCATTTCATACATAATAAAATTAACGAATTACTTGAAAAACCCAAAATAAGTATGTCTGATTTTTATATAAATTATTATAAAGAATATAAACCAAAAGAAACAAAATTAATAGAATATAAAAGATGGAAAGAAAAATTAATTTATTTTAGTATCATCAGTGTATTTATAGGCACTATTTATTATTACTATTAATGTAACATTCTAAATTATTTTATATCTATATTTATATTATGCATGGTGGAGAAGTAATTAATAGCGGTGGGTTTGGATGTATTTTCAAACCCGCATTAAAATGCAAAGGAAAATCGCGCGAAAAAAATAAAATAACTAAATTAATGACTCGTAAAAATTCGTTACTTGAATATAATGAAATCACTAAATTTAAAAAAGTATTAAAAAAAATACCACATTATAATAATTATTTTTTACTAAATAATATAACTTTATGTACACCTGCAAAATTAACCGCTCAAGATTTACAACATTACAACACAAAATGTAAAGCACTACAAAAAGACGAAATTTTAAATGCTTCTCAAGTAAATAAAAATATTCATCATTTAATGGCAATCAATATGCAAGATGGAGGGATTGACCTTGGCGATTATATTGATACTATCACATACAATAAAATGTCAAATGTCAATGACTTATTGTTAGATTTGTTAGTTAATGGTATTATACCAATGAATAAACTAAATATTTATCATTCAGATGTTAAAGATTCTAATATTTTAGTAGATGTAGATAATAATGTGGTTCGATTAATTGATTGGGGGTTATCCACAGAGTATAAACCACAATCTAAAATACCTAGGGTATGGTTAAACAGACCATTTCAATTTAACGTACCTTTTTCATCTATTTTATTTAATAATACATTCACCAATATGTATACTCAATTTTTAAAGAATAATACACCTTCTCATGAAAATATCAGACCTTTTGTAATTGATTATATATATGAATGGAATAAAAAAAGAGGCAGCGGTCATTTAGATGCATACAATCGTATATTTTCAAATTTATATATAGACAAATTATTGAATATACCATCCGAATTAAAAGATAAAATAATAATGTTTGATTTCACCTTACATTATATAACGGAATATATAACAAATATTTTAATGACGTATACGCATTCAAAAAAAATAAATTTAATACACTATTTAAATGATATTTATAAAAAAAATATCGATATTTGGGGATTTATTATGTCTTATAATCCAATTATCGAGAGATTATCTTATCATTACGGAAGTTTGAATCCATATGAAATGCAAGTGTTCGACCATTTGAAATATATTTTTATTCGTTATTTATTTACATTTCAAACGTCGCCTATTGATACGCATTTGTTAGTCGCGGATTTAAAAAAATTAAATATATTATTTTCAAAATGCGAACACATATCATCTACAACGCATCATAGTTTTAATGGGACGTCTGCTGGAATAAATACGGATGTGTATGATACAGAAAAAACCACAAGTAAAATAGCTTCATTTAAAAAATCAAAAACTAGAAGATTGCATTAAACTTCATGTATTTTAGTAATTATTTATAAAACACAAACACAAAACACAATATTTGAATTATAAAATTTTATATTATTTACATATAATAATATGAAATTTGAATTTATAATCATAATCATTACTGCATGTATAATATATAATATTCATAGTGACGGCAAATATAATAAATGGTACTTACAATGGAAAAAACAAATCCAAATGGGAATAGTTGGTTTAGTCGGAATGTCTCTTTATTTGGTAGTTAAGCGAAACCCAGCTCAATGTCAAAATATATTATTGCATGCAAATAATGTTGTCAAATATATGCCAATAGATAAATCTTCAATGGATATGATTTCTCCTATTTTGGATTTTACAACATCCAACAAAATACCATTTATGGATAATTTAAATAGTACAATGAATCCGGGACACAAATATAATTTTACACCTCCTGAATTTATGGAACAACAACAACAACAACAACAACAACAACCACATCAATTTACAGGGAAAGCCACGAAACGTTCTGTAAGCGAAACTAAAAAAAAATATGTAGCATCGATGCAAAATTGGAAATGCGGGGAATGTGAAAAACAATTAAATGCATGGTTTGAAGTAGACCATCGTGTAAGATTGGAATACGGAGGAAGCAATGAAGTTAGTAATTTAGTAGCCCTTTGTAGAGAATGTCATGGTAAAAAAACCGCAATGGAAAATATGTAAAAAAAATATAGTTCTATATTAAATATATGTCATCTATAAAATCAACATATGACACATTAAATTCGGATAAACAACATTTTTATATTTATTTAGCTATTATTATCTTTATCGCGATAATGATATTTATAGGATTTTTCCAAAAAAAAGAAAATGATTCCCAAACATTCATAACAATTATATCTTTTATATCTTTTTTATCGGTATCATTCATTTACTTACAATATTTAAACGGTATAACCACAAATCAATATACTTTTCTAGAAAAAATAAATTACTCTTTAAGAAATGAATGGGTTGTCTATTTAGTCGTTCTTTTTTTATCATGTATGACATATTTTTTATCAAGTGGGTTCCATGATATTCGAGAAAATCCAAAAATACCAATGATTATAATTGGTCTTGTGAGTGCATTATATTTATTGTATACCCGAATATATAATTATCATAAGTTATTTAATTCTACCCTGTTTATTGGTTTTATAATTGCCATAATGGTGATATTTATGTATAATCCATACAATATCATACCTCAATTAAACGGACTAAATATATTTACAATTGTGTTTGCATTTATGTTTGTGATAAGTATGATTTTATATTATCATACAAATGCAAACCTCTCTAATATTAAAATACTTGACATGTATCAGAACATTTTCTTAATATTATTTAGTATATTTGTTTCGATCGGTGTAATTATATTACTATTTGTATCATTTGGCGCATTTGATAAGAACAAACCAAGCGTCGGAACATACATATTGAATATTTTAATTATTTTGGGAATGTTATCTGTTTTGTACAAAGTACTAGATACTACTGGATATTTGAAAAAAAGCCCATTGTTTAAAATAATTGTCAATACGGCATTATATATTCCTTGTATACTAACAAATATTCTTGAATTATTCATGTCGGAATATTATAAAGCAAGATATTCTACATTGATAGTTATAGGAATTGAACTCATTTTAATAGCTATTTATATGATGTATCCTCATATCATTTCATGGTTATACACTTCAGATGGTGAACTATTAATAAATGAACCGGTTGATTTATCGGAAGAAAGAATTGTTAGCTATTACGATAAATTAAGTGGAAATAATGCATTCGACGTCCAAGATCCTACTAATTTTAATCTAGACGTTGGGTCTGGTGTCGAAGTCGAACAACAAAATCCTACTTGGCAAAATGCAACTATAATAGATATACATTCTGGAAAGTACGATATTTTATTTGATGACGGTACATATCAATATAATACATCTGTCGATTTAATAAAAAACTTACCAAATCCAGTATATAAAATAAATGATGTTGTTGAAGTAACGCAGAAAAATAAAGAAGTATTTTCAGGAACCATTGTAAATATTAACAACAATAAATACAATATTAAATATACATTCGGTGATTTAGCCTTCAAAGTACCATATAAATCTATACAATATCCATTCACGATAAATAGTAAAGTACAAGCATTACAAAAATGGTTATATGCTACAATTAAAACAAATATAGATAATAAAACATATGATGTATCTTATAAAATGTCTGATGGTTCCGTAAATATTCAAAATATTCAAAAAAATGAAATGAGATTTTTTAATATAATTAGCCCAGTTAAAAATACATATAGTTTTTCAATTTCTTTTTGGCTATATTTAAACTCAATGCCACCAAATACAAATATTAATTATAACAAATACACATCGTTATTGAATTATAGCAATAATCCAAATATTTTATATAATCCACTTACAAACGATTTAATCGTTGCAGTATTAAAAAATAAAGATTTATCCGCATCTAATAACGTGTATAATTCAAATATTAATGAAAATAGCGAAGACTATAATGTGGTCTATTCAAATAAAAATATATTATTACAAAAATGGAATAATTTTGTTTTAAACTATGATGGCGGAACTTTAGATATATTTTATAATGGCGAATTAGTTAAATCGAGTATTAACATTGTACCAAATATTATTTATAATGAGCTCAAAGTTGGTACAGATAAAGGAATTCGTGCAGGATTATGTAATTTAGTATATTTTAAAGAACCATTAAATATTATTACTATCAATAATTTATACAATCTAACAAAATTAAAAAAAATACCCGATGTTCCAAAATTATCACTTTTTTCATTTAATATTTAGATGATTCATTCAGAAATTTTCTTAGTCTATAATATAATATGGACCCTACAACTATAGTTATGATTGTAATTATGTTAATTTTATTATATATAATTTACTATTATTATTTATTGAACCCTTCAATGCTAATGAAAAATGTAACTTCCGCCCAAACAACCACTAACATATCTGCTTCTGCAATTCCAAATTCATCAAACGGATCGGTCAATTTTTCATATTCCATCTGGTTTAACATAAATGACTGGAATTATGGATATGGTAAACCCAAACCTTTATTTAGACGCGCATCAACCGCTACATCGTATTCTCCAAATGTGTATTTTGATTCTATGCAAAATAATTTACTCATTGCGATGAATGTAGGAAGTTCTACAACAGATAATATACAAATATGTAGTATTCCAAATATCCCCATTCAAAAGTGGGTCCATTTATTTATAAGCGTTTACGGACGTTCTTTAGACACATATATTAATGGTAAATTAGTACAAACATGTATTTTAAATGGTGTACCTGTTATAGACGCTAAACAAGACGTGGTCGTCACACCATCACCTGGTTTTAATGGCTGGACCACTCAATTTCAATATTGGGCTGATGCAACAGATCCACAAGGTGTTTGGAATTTATATAAAAATGGTAACGGTCAAGGCTTGTTGACAAATATGTTTGGAAATTATGGTTTAAAAGTTGCATTATTAAATGCTGGAAATGAACAAAATTCATTTACTATTTAATTTTTTTACCTTTTCTTTGTATATATATAAATGAATACAAATAATTCACAAAGTTCGCCTTTTAGGGATTTTTCTTTAGGAAATTATAATAATAGTAGTGCATCCACTGAATTTTTAGAATCAAATAGCATAGTCGCAAAGCTAGCATTTTTAATGTTGGTAGTTTTTGCATTTTTTATATTATTAAGAATGTTTACAGGTATAATGTCATATATTATAAATGGTAAACCAACAGGTCCAACCAAACTCATAGATGGTATGAAAAACGCAACAGAACAACGTGTTTTTAACCAAAACCCAAGTAACAAATCAAATAAAACTATTTACCGTTCAGAAAATCAAGATAAAGGTATTGTTACACCAACTACATCACGACCAGGTAATTTATATCATGTATTTCATAAAGGCAACAATAATATAGATTCCACTGGTTTAAATACCCCAAATAACGCACCCGGTTTGTATATTAATAGTTCCACAAATTCATTACAAATAAATATGGATACATACAATTCAAATTCAGACCAGATTATTGTACCAAACATACCTAGAAATAAATGGATAAATGTAATAATTCGTTGTAAAAACACCACGGTTGACGTTTATATTAATGGATTAATCGCACAAAGTTACCAATTATCCGGTGTTCCTAAACAAAATTATGGAAATGTGTATGTTTCATTAAATGGTGGATTTCCTGGATTTATTTCAAACTTATTTTATTATAAACATGCATTATCTATTAGCGAAATTCAAGAATTAAATCAACTTGGTCCAAATCTTACATTAACACAAAATGGCGGTAAATATGAAATAATATCGGATGATTACTTGTCTTTGAGATGGTATTTTAACGCATAATTTATAACAATATGAATATCTCTACAATTAATATTTTATCTTCATGTAAAATATTAATATGTCATATACAATAATATATCATGGTAACGGAGCAGATTCTGGCGATCCACCAATACATTCTTCTTTTTATGTTTCTGGTGGATTAGCATTTGTGCTTTCAAATATATATCTGTTAAGAAAAACTGGGTACATTTTAGATGGATGGAATGAAAAGGATGATGGTTCAGGACGAAATTATGCATTTTCAGATTATATTATTTTTAACAATGATAAAAATATTGATTTGTATGCAAGATGGATTCCACTTATACCAAGTAATAATATTACTTTTTCTTTTTCAAATATTCGAACAAATGGGGAAATTCGTTGTATAGCAAAAGATAAACAAACAGGAAACATATATATAGGCGGTCGGTTTTCTACCGCAGGTGACATTTCTGCGAATAACATTGCAATGTGGGATGGAAAAACATGGTATTCTATCGGAACAAATAATGGGAATGGTACAAACGATACAGTGAATGCAATCGCGATAGATTCAAATGGTAATGTTTATGTAGGTGGCATATTTACAAGTGTTAATTTTAGCACAAACACTTTAGTGATAGTGTCAAGTGGCGCAATCGCAAAATGGAATGGCAGTTGGTATACCCTTGGAACAAATGGGTTAATAGGTATGAATGATTATTACTATGGATACACTGCTACAGTTTATACAATCGTTATCGATTCGAACAATTTTGTATATATAGGAGGTCGTTTTTATGGTTACGATAATTTATATACACCCAGTTTTATAATTTGGAACGGTACTTCATTTATCATAAATAACCAACTAGATTTTAACGATTTATTATATAAAATAGTAATAAACTCGAATAATAAATATTTATTACCTGTAGCAAGAATAAGCAGTAGTAATAATTATGATATGAATATTTTGGGAACATATAATGCAAACTATATTAAATTGTATAATATATATAATACTGTTTTTCCCCCAGATAACAAAATAAATTTTAAATATATGGCATTTGATACTCACGATAATTTATATGTAACGTTTCAATTCGAAATATCGTTTTTTGGAGGAATTATCGTACCAGACATGATATATAAATGTAACTCAAATACTCAAATTGTTACACCAATTTGTTCTATTCCTCCAGGAATAATTATTCAAAATATTGTTTGTGATGCAAATGATAATTTGTATATAATGGGTCAATTAAATTTAAACGCCTATTTTGCAAAATATGATGTTTCAACTAAAAGTTGGAATACGATCGTTTTAAACAATGATAATTCAGGTAGTATTATTTACGATGTATTGATTGATAACAATACAATTTATCTTACAGGCGCGTTTAATAACATACAAGGTTCTACTGCGAATAATATTGCTAGTTATAAAAATAATACTAGTGTCTATACAGTAAAGTATTATGCGAATGGAGGAACTGGTGGTGTTCCGATAGATATGAATTTATACAATCGCCGCGATCTAGTAAATTTAAAAATACACGGAAACCTATCAATAGAAGGATATATTTTTATAGGATGGATGGATAGTTCAGGTTTAACTTATCCGAATTCATTCAATATTGCAGGAGATGCAATTTTGTACGCTGAGTGGTCAACATTAGGAACTAAAGTTTGGTCTAGATTTCAACCAAATTGTTCTTCAAATCCATTTGATCCAGATAATATGAAATACAAGGCAAATGTCTTACAATATAAACAAAATTCTTCTAATTTAACAAAGAGTCAAAGGTATTCTCAAATTGTAAATGGGTATTGGTCTAACAGAAAAAAAACTTGGGCGACACAAAGCCAAACATATACAAACCCTAACAATAGTATCCCGATCAGTTGTGAAAATAAAATTACTTGTTTTCCATCCAGTAATTCAGGTGTTCCCGGACAAACATTGTTGTGTTCCCAAAATAATACAATAACTAGTTTATTTCCGATACAGAGGCGTGTTATGTCTAGTGGTGGTAATAAATTCCCCCAAGGATATAAATTTATTTAATATCATAAATAGATTGTCATAATTTTAACAGTATATACGTACAAAGATACTGTTAAAAATACAAATTTAATATTTAAATTACGCGTTAGTTGTGATTAGTTCTCCATCTTTATTATATTCTGACACGGGACAACCTTTTTTTATTAAACATTCCTTTATCATATGTTCGTTTTCTTTTGGTATTAATATTTGTACCATTCCGTCAGGTATATTTTGTTTGTTGGTTGTGGTTGTAGTCGATATCGATTCCTCTTTTGACGTTGATAACGATTTCAGTTTTTCTTCCACAGTTTTAAATAATTCGATTGATTTAGATTTATCCGCAATATTATTCAAATCAATATTATCTAATTTTGATTTATATTCTTCAAATTCAGGATTTTCATTTATGATATTTTTAATACGTTCAATAATTTCAGATAACTCATCTTTTTCTATAGGTATATCTAGCGTTTTTTCTGACGTGTCTTGTGCGATAGTCGGTGTTTCTGACGTTTCGGTGACTTCAGGTGTTGGTATTACACTATTAGAAACATCCGAAACAGTGGGTTCTTGTTGTGGATCTCCAATATCTTTTTCACCACCAATCATTCGTTTTGTTTTTTTGTGTGATCTATGTTTTTTATATTTTCTTGTATTTCGACGTGCCATTATTATATATATATAATATAATCTTTATTTCTAAAGTGTTTATTTTCCAATACTAGTAATTGCAATATCCAATGCGTTTTTTACTTGTGCGATTTTATCTGTTTCTGGATTAACAAGAGCGAGTTCTTCTTTTATAGGAGAAACAACTACTTCTTCTGTTGTAGGCGTTATATCTTGTTTCTTAGCAAACGGATTTTTAAAAAAAGATGATTTAGGTTCTTCTGCCTTGGTTGTTACAAATAAAGTATATCCTTCTACATTTTCATCACTATTTTTAAAACTATCATTTGTTTTCATTTTTTCAATGAGATTTGTGTTTGTATTATTAATTTTAATAGTTTTGAGAATTGGTGTATTAGTTATTATTTTAATCACTTCGTCATTTAATGTATCTGAAACATCATCTAAAATATTAAATATTGATGAAATATTCATAACTGTTTTATGTAAATCATAAAATAAACACCCTTTGTAATCATTATTCGTAATATAAAATAATAAATGAGGAGATGAATAATCCTTATATGGTTTTCCACTATCTATTGTACTTATAAATTCTTCTGGCAATTCATAACCACCTTCTTGTTTTTGTTTAATAAAACTTAAAAATTTAATAAAGTTATTTGTATTTTCAAATTGTGATTTTTCTACTAAATTATTAGTATCAAATAATTTTCTATATGTTACAGCGCCACCAGATTGTACTGGTTTTAACTTTTCTTCTGATTCGGTAATATTTGTTTCATTCACAACCGTTTCAGGCATATTTGTATCTTTATTTTCATCCACAACTGGTATTGGTTCTGTCTGATTGGCGATTCCTTTAAGATTTGTTATTGCATTATTTGCTTTTGCACCAACATCTTGCATCGTAGCACTCGCTTTTGCGCCAATATCTTGCATTGTAGCAGTCGCTTTTGCTCCAACATCTTGCATTGTAGCACTCGCTTTTGCACCAAAATCCTTCATTGCAACAGTTGTTTTTGCACCAACATCTTGCATTGTAGCACTCGCTTTTGCGCCAAAATCCTTCATTGCGACACTTGTTGACGCCACCATATTACTAGTCTTTGTTTTCATTTCATCTGATATCAACGTTTTATTAAATCTGAATGCCGCATTTAAATCAATATCAAAAATACCCGTAGTATTTACTTTTTTAGCGAATGGATTTTTTAAACTAAACCCACCCCCTTTTAAAACCCTTTTATTTTTTTTAGTATTTCCTCGTTTTTTCATTCTATATTTTCGTGTTCTCCATTTTCGTCCCATTAATATAGATTTATATTTTATAAATTTAAATTATATCATATAGATAATATAAAATATAATTAATTCCTTAAATTTGGATTTATACATATATCCATTGATGGAAATATATTTCCAGACATACATTCTTGACCTTTATTTAAAGCAGCGCAATTTCGTGTTCCATCTTCTTCGCCTATAAAACACCAGTTTGTTTTGCCAGATTTCTTTTGAATACTACTGGATGCATTATCTGCCAAATATTGTTCTGTTTGAGCTGCATTATCTAATGCCTTCATCATTTTTTCTCTATTTTGAGGTTTTTCACATTCTTTTTCTTTTTTTTCCTCAACTATTTTGTGTTCGGTATTTGTTTTATTAAGTCTAGCATTGTCAAGGGTAGTACTACTAGTAGCGTTAACAACACTAGTATCCATTCCCAAATACTTACTTAAAAAAGAAGGTAATTTATAATCGCCTAAAATACTATTTATAAAATTTGCGAATTGTTGATTTTCTTTTGCTAAATAAATACCACCTATCAATAATAAAATTAAAACAGCAATAAATATCATAAACTTAACAAAAAAAGAAGTTGATGAAGGCGTTGCAACATCATCCGATTGAAAAGAAGACAGATCAGTGGGAATACTATCTGTTAATGTTTTTACTAAATTATTGTTAGTTGAATTTTCCATTATAATAAAATTAAATATATTAAAATTAAAATACGAACAAGTAAATAAAATATTTTAAATATATAATATAATGGATGCTTTCAGTAAATTTAGAACACCATCTGAATTTCAAGAACATTTGAAAAAATTTATTGTAGATAATAATATTATTGGTACAGCAGCTGGTGTTAGTATTGCATTGGTTACTAAAGATGTAATCCAATCATTTGTAGGAGATATTGTGATACCTAGTTTTTATTTTATATTAATACGTTTAAATATTAATTATTTTTCTAAAATATTACCAGGTAAAACTGTGATAGATTTTACTAATTTTGCAAAACAATTTATTAGTTGGTTATTAGTAATTATTATTACGTTTTTATTTGTTAAAATCGCATTCCAATTGTTGTTTGGTGTGGATGATACTACTAAATCAATTACTAATATAAAAAAAGCACCGCCTCATAAAAAAGAATCAGTTATAGGCACTTACTAAAAATAATAATAAAATAATATTTACTTATGTTATAATATGAAAATAATTACACACAAAACTAAAATTAAGTTTCATTGCACTTGTCATAGAATTCATAAAAACGGCGGCATTAAATGTAAAATTCATAAACACATAAAGAAAACTCGTAAATTTAGTAGTATACGAACAAGTCTGATGCGTTCTTCTAGAAGACATACTTATCGTTCACCATATCCCTCATCATCTGCGTCATCATCTAGACGATTAAAACACACAACAATAGATTTAAATAAATTCGTCCAGTCAATACAAAAAATCAAAGAATGTAAAGAAGACGATTTAGATAATTGTTGGGAAATGAAAAATTACATTAATGTTAATATTTGCAGCATTGAATCAGATATAAAAGAAATTTTATTTTATTTTAATTATCTTCCTCAAAAAACACAACGCATTGTATATAATAAAATTATAAATGAAACAAGGGACGCCACGTTCTAAATAGAATATTCTTTACAAATACCAAAAGTACGGCGATGCCATATAGTAATCCCATGTTCTTTAATTCCATCTATATGTTTTTTGGCACCATATCCTTTATTGCTATCAATTCCGTATTTTTCAATTAGTTCTGGATATTTTTCACACAATTCTTCAATATATTTATCTCTTTCTACTTTTGCCAAAATAGATGCAGCCGCAATAGACGTGTATTTATCATCGCCGCCTTCAATACATATATGAGGTATTGTTTCAATCATTCCTCGACTTTTATTCATAAATGTTATTGGATTAAAATAATTCCCATCTATAAGTAATTGTATTTTGTCATCCTTGTTTAGTTTTTGTTTTATTCCTAGAATAGATTTATGCATTGATTTTTGTGTGGCTTGTAAAATATTAATATCATCTATCACTACTTCGTCCTCATACGTAACATTCCATGCAATTGCATTTGCTTTAATGTATTCAGCGGTTTCTATAATTTTTGTTTTAGAATGAAATTTCTTACTATCTTTCATCTTAAAATGGTCGAAACTATCATCTTTTGGCAATATTACTGCAGCTGTATATACTCTACCAAACAATGGTCCTCTACCGACTTCATCTACTCCAATTTCAAAAATAGAAGGATCTTCTACAAAATATTTACTTAATGGAGTTTGCTGTTTTTTTACCCGTGTTTTTTTAGGAACAAATTCAATGTATTCAATATTGTTATCGTCTGTCATTTTTTATAATAAATATATAATAATATAATAATTCATATCAATTTTATTACACTAATCAAAATATTTACACCTATATTTCAAACAACTGCAACAACAACACCCTACAATTAACGCCGTAATTAACAATATTATTCCATAATGACGCATTTCATCATTATCCGTACATATATAAATAATACTCATGATACACGCACAAACTAATAGTAAACTTATTACTAGTAATAAAATACGAATATATTTATTTGTATGATTGATTTCTCTATTATTTTCTGTACTATTATTATTGTCTAATAATTTGTCTTCGTTGTCATTATGTTGTTTATTTGTAAAATAAAAATTATTTCTCAATAAATCAATTGAATAACTCGAGCCAATGGATTCATTAAATATGGTGTTTAATTTAGTATTATTTTCAATGGATAATGATTCATCTTCTATAAATTCAGTATCTACTCGATATTCTTCTTCTTTTTGTTCCATTATTAATTGATAATATATCACAACTAATATTTAAATCATTTATAAAATTGTTAAAAACAACGCGTATAAATATTCTCACTTAAAACAGTAATAAATATTCCAACCGATACACCATAACAACATAAAATAATAAATTCCATCATTTTATTATTTTATTAGAAAATCTTTATGTTAGTTTAATTGAATGTCAATAAATATGTGAACTGATTTAATTCTCCTAGCATTTCATCACGAATATTCAACAAATCACTATCATTTTTTGCATCAAATACATTATTCATATTTTTCAAAAATTCCTTATATTTGTTAATTTCAGATTTAAATGAATCAACGGAACTATAATCATTCAATTCAATAGTTTTAACATTTGTTAGATTAACGCGTCCTCCATTTTTTCCCAACATCACTTCAACAAATGTGTCTACACTTCCGCTTAATTTAGAATGAAGATCATCTGTCGCTTTATGTGTCGCATAACTAGTTGTTTTCCAATGAAACAATTTAATTGTATTCAACATTTCCAAAAATTGAATCACTATTTGTTGTTCGGTTGAAGCGCTTTGGGTCGTCCCCTTTCGAAGCTTACGTGTATTTTTTTTGGAAGGCATTTATATAGATAGCATACTATTTTAAAATTTATATTCTAGGTATAAATGATTCACCTAAATTATTCATTTGTTCTAATTTTGCAATTGTTTTTTCTAAATTTCCAGCATTTAAATTCTTAAACAAATAATCTGTATTTGGCGATTGTTCGTTCTGTTTAATTTGTTTGTATATGTGGTCTATATTTTGAACGATGGAACTAATTTTATCTTTATTTCCGACAATTTCTCCTTCCGTAGAAACATTTGTTGTTAATATTTCAACAATAAAATATAATATATTCTTTCTTTTCCTAGAATAAGTATTTTTATATCTTAGTGTAAACAAATTCAACAATGAATTAATAATTTTACTATAGATTGGCTGCATATCCTTCGCTCTATTTAAAAAAACATCCCATACTATCCAAACAATATCCATTTGATGTGTACTATCTACTGGAACTTGTCTACGCTCGCAAGCGCATTTTTCTTTACGCGCTTTACAAATGCTTTCAAATTCAATTATCCATTCAATCCAATAACATGCATTCACGCTATTTTTTACTTTACCTGATAAATTATATGCCAGTTCATTCACCGCAACAAACAAAGTTTTAGGATCTTCTTTTTTGAATATTTCTTCTGCATAACTAACATTCGGAGCTTTAAAACGTTCAATCATATTTGTCAAATCGAATTCTTCTTTTTTGATTTTAATTTCATCAAAACTATGTTTCTTTTTAGATTCGCACATAATACACATGATTTCGCAAAATAATTTACGTATCTTTGTATTGTTTCGCAGCAATAATTCATTTGATGCATAGCCATTACGAATGATTTCTTTGAAATTCTGAACTCTTAAATCCAAATAAATTGCCAGTTTAGGATTACCGACATGGATGTATTTGCTATAAAAATATAAAATAATTTCCCATAACTCGCCATAGTGACCGGCGCAAATTAATTCTGCACTCCAATAACACGCCGGTTCGATTTTAGAATCTGTAAAACTCTTTAGCAATTCTTTGCGAACATCGGCTTTTTTAAATTTAGAAAAAGATACACCTTTAAAATCTTTAGATTGACGAATATCATTTATTTCATCCAACATATATTACAAAATATACAAAAAAAATAACAATAATACATATAGAATGTTAAAACACATGAATAAACAATTTAATTTATTGTTTGTGTATTATAATAAATTATCAAATTGGGGGAAAATATTGGTTTTTTCAATATTATTAATCATTTTAGCAAGTGTATTCAAAAAAAACAATGCGCGAGAAGGATTTCAACAATCAGACCAATTTATAGTTAAAAATGGTACAGATATGTATGATGATTTTTATGTGGATATTTATGATTATTTAGTATATAATAATGTGAAAGATGACTACGAAATCGGCGAAATTATTAACAAAACAACTCCAACCGAACAAAGCATTGTGCTAGATGTAGGATCTGGAACAGGTCATCATGTGGGAGAACTAACTAAAAAAAAAATAAATGCAATAGGGATAGATGTTTCACCAAACATGGTTGCTAAAGCAAAAGAGAATTATCCGTCTTCTAATTTCAAAGTAGGCGATGTTTTAAACCCAAATGCATTCCCACCAGGTCATTTTACACACATCACTTGTTTGTATTTTACCATTTATTATTTTAAAGATAAGCGACAATTTTTTCAAAATTGCATGGGTTTTTTGAAACCAGGTGGATATTTAATTATCCATTTGGTAAATCGTAATAAATTCGATCCTATATTGCCACCAGGTAATCCATTAATTGCTATTTCGCCACAAAGATATGCAAAAGAAAGAATTACAACAACCAAAATTAAGTTTGATGATTTTGAATATGACGCTGATTTTAAATTAGATACTAAGAAAAATACGGCCACATTTGTAGAAAAATTTAAAAATGATAATAATGAAAAGGTCAGGAAACACGAACATCAATTTTATATGGAATCACAAGAAGAAATATTATCTCAAGCACAAAATGCTGGTTTTTTATTGGATTCCAAAATAGATTTAATTAAAGTATCTTATGAATATCAATATTTATATGTATTAACAAAGCCTAACTAACAAAACAATAAACCAACTAATAACTTTTTGTAATGATAATATAAGTTAAAAATAATCCAAAAAAGTTTTTCGAAAATAAATCTAAAATATTATAAAATGCATTTTTTATATAATAAGGAAAAAGAGCTGCTATCCCATAAAGAGACCAAAAAAAGAAAAAATACCAAAATAATTTCCAACCAGATTGACTTTGTGTGGCATAGTTTACATAAATTATATAATAATATATTAAAAATGGTATAAATCCTAACATAACACCTGTGACTGAATTAATTATTTTTTCTTCACCTAAATATCCAAATATTAGCATTAACCAATTTAGGTATAGTATATATGATACATTGCTTGAATTTTCTAATAATACATCGAATAACTTTAATCTTGTTGTATCGATACCTTTTTCTTTATAATTTAAATAAATTAAATATACCACTAACGTAATTAACATAGTTGGGGTTGTGATAGACCAATCTATGTATCGTTTTGGAGTGACATTTGTAATTTTGTTAAAATTATACGCTAGCCAAAGGTAGAAAGAACCTTCAATTATTTGGACGATTACTTCTAATATTAACAACTCTCTTATTATTGCATATTTTGGTTCAACTTTTATAAAAAGAGTTCCTACTTCTATTACTCCAATAACAAATTGAACGATAATGGATAAAATTAATGTAACATAAAAATAATATTCTAAATTCATTATATACTATTTAAACATTTATATTTTTACAATATCATCAGCGCTTATAATATCGTAATTTATTTCAATGATAGATATTATTTTGTTATTTAAAAATGGTGTAATAATATTGTAAATAGATGAAATATATAATGTTGGATTAATAATGATTATTTTTTTTAAATTATCACTAAATTTGGTTGTGATTAGTTTTGCTAATTCTATCGCTACATCTATTTGTAAAAAATGTTTTAAATTAAATCCCGTCCCATCAAAAATCCAAATCCATTGTTTATTTTTTGGAATTTCACTCAATACACCATTATAATGGTCTATGATACCACGTGTATCAAAATATAAATTGGCTTTTGAAGGACAAGCGTAATAATAAAAAACATTATCTTTTTCTAAAAGTTTTGTTAATGAATGGGAGGATGGATGTAAAGAACATACTCCGCAAATATATGTCATGTGATTATATTATATATTTTTTATTTATAATATAAATAACGAAATTGCAACTCTTGAAACTTTATTCTCTTTTATTTACTATTTCTAAAAATTTATCTAAAGATATTGGATACCAATCCATAAAATGTTGTTTATTATAATTTAAGGTGCTAGTACATTCTGTATAAATTTTAAAAATTATGTTATTTTTATCATTTAATTCATTATAGAATAAATATGCTTCTCTCATTTGTTGATAACTCATAATCTCGTCATATTTTTCTTCAAATAAAGTTTTACTTGTATCGTCGTCATTAAAATTGTATATTTTTATTCCAAATATAGCGCCACTATTATAAATTCCCATTTATAGTATTATAAAATTATTGTTTAATATAGTTATTTATGATATAAATATATTATGATAATTCATATTATAATGGAAAATATATATTTAAAAACAGATGATAACAAGATTATAAATCAAAAATATATAAAATGGGTACAAAAAATGGGAGATTGTTTACAAGTTTGTGTAAGATCAATTGGTTGCAATATAGATGATGGCAGTAGTACCCATAAAATATGTAAATTAAATAATCTAGATAGTTATAATAATCTTAATAAACATTTTGAAAACACAAACTAATAAAAATAATTTTTTAAAAACCAATTCTTGAAATTTTAAAGTTTGCATAAAAAGGACATTTTTCGGACATTTATAAATGTCCAAAATTCATTTCCCCAAAATAGTTTTGGAAAAAACATGGTATGAGAGCATAATTGAAAATTATGGTCTGATAACTTTTTATAAACATTTATTTTTGAGAGCATATTTTTTTAATAAAATATTGTAAAATCAATTTAGGCGTTTTTTATGTAGTCTATTTATACTACAAATGGCAACAAATTTTACGCCAAAAAACGCCGAAGTTATACAAAAACTACAAACAAACGATATATGCAGTGAAATATCCGAAAACAACCTTAACGATTTAGACCAAAACTTGAAAAGACTACAAAATACTACAAAAAAAACGCCGAAAACGCCGACAAAAATATTTACGTGTAAAAAATGTATTTTTGAATGTTTTAAACAAAGTGATTTTAGACGTCATGTTTTAACAACCAAACATAAAAATAATCATGAAATTAAAATTATTAAACATCAGTGCGATGTTTGTAAAAAGGAATATACACATCATTCTAGCTTATGGAAACATAAACAAAAGTGTGTAAATATTACTGAAAAAAGAGAACCAATTGATACAAATGCAGTAATGGAATTAGTTAAACAAAACCAAGAATTTAAACAGATAATGATGCAACAACAAAGCCAATTAGTTGAACTTGCATCGAAATCTTCTACAATTATAAATTCAAATAATAAAACAAAATTCAATTTGAATTTCTTTTTGAACGAACAATGCAAAGATGCCTTGAATATTACGGATTTTGTGAATTCTATAAAATTGCAATTAACTGATTTAGAAAATACCGGTAAGAACGGATTTGTAGATGGTATCAGCCAAATAATTATTAAAAATTTAAAGGATTTGGATATTTATAAAAGACCGATTCATTGTAGCGATATTAAAAGAGAAACCATGTATGTGAAAGATAAAAACATTTGGGAAAAGGAAAACGAAGAAAAAGAAAAACTAAATAAAACCATTCGCCAAATCGCGCATAAAAATATCCAACAAATACCATCGTGGATAAAAGAGCATCCTAAATGCGATGATTATTATTCCAAAGAAAATAATCAATACCTTCAGATCGTACATGAATCAATGGGTGGAAAAGATGGAGAAGAAAACGCAAAATACTATAATAAAATAGTCAAAAACGTTTCCAAAGAAGTTGCCATTCATGAGTGAATTTTATTCACTTTCTTCTGCTTCTTCTTCTTCACCGTCTTCATATTCTTCTTCGCCGTCTTCTTCATCGTATTCAACGCCTGCAGTATCACCGCCCATTTTATCTGGAACCAACCCTTCGAAATATGATTTTGGATATGCAAGAGAAGACAATATCATTACTAAAAATAAAATACCGCTTAATAATATTAACTTACTGGTTCTCGAGGAATATTTCATATTATAATATAATATAATATAAAAAATATAATCATGGTAGTTATTGCATAACACTAGTATTCATAGATGGACTGTCTACACATGTTTTTTGTATTAATAATATTAAATTAGTGGTTCTTTATTTAATGTGCGATACCAGTAGCAAGGTCTACGCATTTTTTTAATGTTGAATCCCATCGTTTTACTCCTACACTCATTTCACACATTTGTTGGGGAGTAATGTTTGGTCTTTTTCTTTTTACCATCCCTTCAAAAAAAGTATTTCGTTGAATCAATGAAGACAACAACATTATTAAAAATAAAATACCGCTAAATAATATCAATTTGGTAGTTCTTGGAGAAGATTTCATATTATAATATATTATAAGATAAAAAATTTAATATGCGATTAAAAAAATCAAAATAAATATATATATCTAGTATGATTTTATATATAATATTATTTGTATCTTTATTATGTATTTTATTTTTAGGGTATATTCGTATTAAATATACATTCTGGGCGTTACAACCAGTATTTCATTTTTATGATTTACATTATTGGTTTATTGACGCAGGTATTATTTGCAAAGAACTTCCATCTCAAAACAAATATTATCAACCTAAAATACAAACACTACAATTTGTAAATGTTCCTGAATATAAACTAACAAAAGCGATACAATTTATACAAACTCAATATATTAAAAACAAAGAATACAAAGAAAATAAATTTATTCCTAAAAAAGAAAATGTATTGCCGTATTTTACAGGACATAATTCAAAATGTTTTTGGTCTTTTTTTTATGGACCATTATTAATCCAAGATGCGAAAACAAACGCTATTATTGAAGATACAAAAATAATTAGTATCCTAACAACCAGACCTTTGCATGTCGAAATAATTACAAAAAATATTATTATGGACGTTTATTATGTGGATTATTTATGTGTGGACGAGACGCAAAGAAAACAAGGAATTGCACCACAAATGATACAAACGCACGAATATAATCAACGTCATTCTAATAAACAAATATGCGTTAGTTTATTCAAAAGAGAAGACGAATTAACAGGAATAAATCCATTATGTGCGTATGATACATACGGGTTTAATATTAAAAAATGGTATAAACCACAAGATTTACCCAATAACATAACTTTTTTATTATGCGACAAACAAAACATGTATTATTTAATGGATTTTATCAAACAACAAAAAACAAAATTTGATATTTGTATCTTACCCGAAATAAGTAATATAATTGAATTAATTGAAACAAAAAATATATTCATTTATATGTTGATGGATGAAACTACAATTTGCAGCGTATATTTTTTCAGAAAAACATGTACGTATGTTAAAAAAAATGAAGAAGTATTGTCTTGTTTTGCATCAATTAATGCAACCTCTTCAGAAAAAGTATTTATACATGGGTTTAAAGTTGCATTTTGGAAAATAAAAGAAAAATATGACGATTATAAATATTTGATAGTTGAAAATATAAGCAACAATAGTTGTATAATAAATAATTTGATAATTAAAACAAGACCTACCATTAGTAAAACCGCGTATTTTTTTTATAATTTTGCATATCATACATTTAAATCCAATAAAGTATTTATTTTAAACTAATAATACATATAAACAACATCTAAAACAATAAGCATCTAAAATAATTAATCAACTCATCCAGAATGATGATGTTATCTGTAATATTATTAATTTTTTTTAATTCGCGAAACGATTCCAAATTGCGTGGAATAAAACACTCATTACTAGCGTTACAATCTTCAACGAAATCATAATTCACAAAATAGGACAAGCATTGAAATTCCGTTTTTTTATATTCAATATTTTTTTCACTTTCTAAAAATAGGTTTAATACTTCCAAATAAGTAGGCATTGCATCTAACAATATTTGTTTTGACCTTTTCATTATTTGCACTTCTAATTTACGTTCATTTTCTTTTCCGTGACATCTACAAGTTCCCCGTTCGCGTTGAATAAACAATCGCATATGAACCAATTGTTTGTATGCATCGTCTGTAGTATTAACAAGATAATCATTATAATAGGTTCTGTATTTATAATCATTATTTTCCGGCTTCAGTAATTCCAGAAATAAACTTCTGATTTCTTCGCATTCGATATCGTTTTGAGTATTCATTTTTGTTGATTTATTATTTATGTAAATAATTATATTTCAATTTTATTATGTTTTATAAAATAGTTATTTTGTATTTCGATGCAAATAACAATATTTTAAACTGGAATGACATTTGCGTTTACATGGTTGCTTTTCACAAATATACACATACATTCCATTTGGTAGTTTTTTCTTATTACTATTCCAAGCATTGATACTTTCATCAAAATTAATATTCACCTCGTATATATGAGAAGCAATCATTTTTTTTGTATGAGAGCGAAGTATTCTATCCATTTGTTTGTTAGATTGGAATTATTTATTGGAATAATTTCAATTTTATAATTTATCGAACATATTTGCCAACGCGGACAAAAGAATCGACAATGAAAATCATAAATACGCCTAAAAAAGAATACAATACAACTTCTTCTGTGACATTATTTGTTCGTTCGTCTTGACGTTCTTCCAATAAATGTATCATATAATTCAGTTTTGTCATGAGCGTATCATTCGTATAATTTGCACTATTGGTATTGTTATTCGTTTGTGATTGCATTTGAGGAAAAACGTTATTTGTTTGTTGTGGCATAGCGTAAGATGTCCCAGAATTGTAATTTGGAATAAATTGTTTATAATATTCTTCCGCCACTTTTTCATTCATATAATTTGTTTTTAAATTATGCAAATCAATATCATCGTCATCATTATGATTGGATATTTGTTGATTTGGATTATTTATTTTTGTATTCTCTACACCGACAGATATAGGTGGAGATAAAGGTTTAAAATCACCTAATAGATCACCGGATGAACTAGAAGAATTCTTATGAATTGCATCCAACACGGAATTTACTTTCTCCGAATTATAATCCTGTTTAGAAAATCTTTTTTGAGTCCTATTATTTATATTTTTTTTTTTACTTGCCATTGAGTTGTTAGTTGAAGTATTCATGAAATCATTATTTATCGAATCATTTTCAAATGGTGCCGCATATATTGCTAAAGACATTCTTCTTAATAAAAATCAAGATAATATTTATAAGAAACAAATTAAAATATGCAATTAAAATATATGTATCTTGTATTTATTTGGGGACTTATTCTTTTTATATTTCTTCAACCTAATTTAATACAATTATTGGATTCATCTATTTTAGGAAGAGCATTAATAGTTTTTAGTGTACTTCTATTTTCTATAAAACATCAAATTTCTGCATTCATATATTTATTTTTTATAATGATGGCTATAAATAGTGTTGCAGATAGAATGGAAAATTTTGAACCTCTTTCCCCTGAAGAAATTCCAGACAATTTAATTATACACTATACAGATCGGGAAAAAACAGAAAAAAAAATAATTACTCCTAAATCATCAAATAATATACCTATTATTATAACACCAATTGAATTTATTGAACCTTCGCCAAGTGATCCATTCACTACAGAAACATTTTTAGGATATTCAAAATTTCCATAAAAAATAATTTACCATCTACTTATATGAAAGAATTTTTAAAAATGTTTGTCTTTATGTTTATTAGTATATTTATTTTTTTGTTTTATTCAACTACAACTAGAGAAGCTATTAAAAATAAAAATAAAAATAAAAATAAACATTCAAAAGGATTTTTACAAAAACAAACATCATTTGTTTGATACATAAAATACAATTTTACCCAATATTAGAACTATGATTGAAAAATTTATAAGTTTTATAATATTTATTTAATGTATGAAAACAAAAACGTCTTCTATAATTAGTTTTTTGCACGACCATGTCATGCATTTAAACAATAGTAAATTTTTTGCAGGCATTGTAATGATATTATTGAACGTTGGGTCTAAATTTATATCTATTCAATTTAGCAAATCTACAGAAGAATATTTAAAATTATCTGTATCTAAACAAATACTCGTGTTTTCAATGGCATGGATGGGCACTCGTGATATATATACCGCACTTGGTTTAACAGCGATATTTGTTGTACTATCGGACCATTTGTTTAATGAAGATAGCAAATATTGTATAGTTCCTCATAAATATCGCATTTTGCATACATTAATAGACGAGAATATGGATGGGGTTGTTTCAGAGGCAGAGATAAACTCTGCTGTTTCTGTTTTAGAAAAAGCAAAACGAGACAAACAAAAAAAACAACAAGTAAATTCATTCACCCAGTTCCATCAATTTATAATGAATACGGATGGAATAAATCCGTCAAATGCCAATAATGAATAATTATAATAAATTTTATTTTGAAATATAAATATATCAATCTATTATAATTAAAAATGGCTGAAAACCCTTGGTTGCCGACAGAAGAACAAAAAGAACAAGAACAACAAGAAATAAATCGTATAAAAAAAGAAGAAGAGGATAAAAAGGTCAAACAAATACAAGACGCCATAGCGGAACAAAAAAGTATACATGATGAACGTTTAAATAACATAATAAGTCAAAAAGCTGAAGAAAAACAATCCAAAATAGTTCAGGATGAAGAAAATAAAAAAAAGATACAAGATGAAAATGATAAAATCACCGACGCTCAGGAAAAAGCACGAAAACAAGAGTCTGAAAATTTAAAAAATCTACGAGAACAATTGAATTCAGACATAGAATTTCAAAAGAATAAACAAGTGACTTTATTAGCCGAACAAGCCGACAAAAAAAAAGAAGAAGACCAAAAGGCTAAAGAAAAAAACTATGAAAATAAAATAAAGATACAAACAGAAAATGCTAACACTGCAATAAAACAAAAAAAAGTAAAAACGCAAATGGCTGAAAATTTAGAAAATCTGAAAGCCCAATTTGAAAAACAAATAGAATCTCAAAAGAATAAACAAATGGGGTTTTTAAGACCTTTGCAAGAAGCGCATAAAACACAATTAGAACAACAACAAAAAGAAGAAGCCTCTCAAAAATTACAATCAGAAAAACAAGAAAAAGAAGAAGATGAACGTAAAAAAAGGGGGTTAACACAACTAGAATCCGAACGTAATGCAAATAATAAAAACGCAGCGAACACGGAACCAAAAATAGAAGACATACATAAAAAATATACATTGACAATTCGTTTAAATACTAGGATGCCAAATATTCAACATATTGTTTATAACCCAAGCATGTCAATACCAAATACACGTGATAAAAATGTATTGTTTACTCCTGTTATAGAATTACACAAAAACGTAATATTAAACACCCCTTCTTCTCCATACCAAGATAAAGATTATGTTTATTCGCAATTATTTAACGACAAATCATTTGAAACGTTGGTGAATAGAACATTAAATAGTTACGATCAACCACCATTAAGCATATTGCAGGCAAAAGAAAAAGGTATTACTACAAAAAACATAGAGGTTATTTTATCTACATTATTTAAAACAAACAATATTATATATATAAATAAAAACCCATACACAATATTTGGTTATGAATGGAACAATGATTGGAATGTAGATAAAGATATCCAAACCAGATTGAAAACAAACAAAGATGAAGTTACAAGAGAAGCAGACGCAGAATTAACAAATTTTCCGGTAGATGCAATTAAAAGTTCCATATCGGCAAAAGCGAATGAAATTCCAAATTTACAAATACCAAAAACGCAAGTACAAAGTTCAGAAATAACAACAACAAATACAATCGCCATAACAAAACCACCACCTCCACCAAATAATCAACCCGCGCCATTACCAAAAATCAAAGATTTGGATTTATCATTTGATCCAATATTTGAACGAAAACATGCATCTATTGCAAGCAAATTTTTAGGTATTAACACAAGCAATACACTTACAGATTGTTTTCAAGACATACAAAATAGAATTAATTCTTGTAAAACTATAATAGACGATGATAACGAAATGAAAATTATTCAAAGCATTTTCAATAATATAAAAACACATTTTGACATAGATTATCAGACCTTATCATCTGACAATAAAAGATTATTCTGTCAATACTTGACAAACTTAATTTTCCATTTATATGAATTTACGCTGACACAAGATATATTAACAAAAAAATGGGATAAATTATATAGAATACGTAATGAAATAAATAGAATGTTATTGGAGACACAAGTGGACGTATTTGATTTCTATGAATTATTAAATTTGTATGTAACCATTTTATATGAAGTTAAAAAAGTCCATTATTTAAATTTTTTAAAATCACAATATAATTATATTTATTTTTTTAATGAAGTTTCTAAGATTACGAATAGGTTTCGACATATTTTTATCCAACAATTGATTGAATCAATTATACAACAACAAAACCATGCGTTTTTGAAACCGAACAATGTAGAAGACAAATATAATTTATTATTGCAAAATAATTTATATATTGTAACAAATTTACAAAAAATAATTGCAATCAATCAATTCATAAATAATTCTAATTTAAAAATACTTGACGAGACAAATCGAAATCTATCTTTATTTTTTGATTTAAATCCAAATATTAAAGAAAAAATGCAAATGTTTTTATTTTTGACTCCTATATCAATGGATAAATTATATCAAACGATTAATGTATTTAAAAAAGATGATGTGGTTGAAATTTTAACACAAGACAATACAGATGTGTTTGTATATATAATTAAAAAAAAAGTATGGGGAAATGTAAATACTAACAAATCACAAACACCCAAAAAATATAAAATGTATATCGGGTTTATGACGTCTGAGAACGATTCTGAATTTTACATCATGTATGATCCGCAATTTATATTTGGATATGACCCAATGAAAGAGCCAAACACAATAACACAAGGTCCAGAAAAAGAGGAAGAAGTCATGAATCCTATGCACGTACAAAAAGGCGGACAAAAAGGTGGTATAAATAAATATCAACAACAACAATATTACGATCCGTATTACCAACAATCATATTATAATCAACAACCACTACAACAACCGTATTATAACCAACAATATCCATATTACAATCAACCGCAAACGTATAACCCATTTTACAATCAACCACAAACGTATAATCCATTTTACAAACAATATTACCAACAACAAAACCCAACATTTGTGGTAAGAGAAAAGAAGACAAAAAATGAATCTTTTTTAACATATTATATCGAAGTCGATTTAACATTGTATCCTGGCAAATCAATACCACTAGAAGATTATTCTTCATTAAATTGTCAATTTAAATATGAAAAAATCAAAGAAGCTTGGGCGGAATTATTTGGGTATCAATATGCGCCAGGAATATTTTCAAAACCAAGCGATTACGGATTAAAAAATAAAACCATTACTTCTACTAAATCCAACACAATAAAAAAAAATAAAAATGCAAAATATAATTATAATACAAGACGAAATAATAGAATACCTAATGCAATATAATAATAGCCTTTACCTCTAATTGTAACCATTTAATACTATTTATTTTTACATTTACAATATCCTTTTCCGATAGATTATAGTTATTGTCAAAAATAAAAATTTCGTATAATAAATCCTCCAATAAAACAATATAACCACCTGTTTTTTTATTAATTATATAACCCTTCCATATTTTTGTCAATTGTGTTTCTAAAAAGGAAAGGATCTTTAAATTTTCATACAATTTAACTATTTTTTCAATATATACTTCGCGTTTATTTATATGCTGTAAAATAATATCTACATTTTCATATTCTACACCAGATAATAATCGGTGAATGATAACATCAAAATAACGTCTTATTGGTGATGTAAAATGCGTGTACGAACTAATACCCAACCCAAAATGTCCTTCTTTGAAAGCATCATAAACAGCAGGTTTATATTGTTTTATTGAGAATATTGCATTAATGATTTCGTTATCAAAATAATTTTCTAATACAAATTCGTTTCGTATTTTACAATGATAACGTTGTGGAATTATATTAGGAACATGTTTACTAATTGTAATGTTAGTTAATATCATTAATGTTTCTATTATTTTATGAGCGACGTCATTATTTGTTTCTAATGAATAGTTAATTAGCTTACCGGTCTCCTTACAAATATTCATTTTAATATGAGGAATATTTAATGTATTTCTTTTCCATTTTTCATAAAATAAGGTAAGAATAGGATATTTATGTATAATTTTATTGAATTCGTCATAGTTATATCTATTTTTTATAATAATGTTTGATTTATATATTTTATAATTTACAATATGTTGTGTTTCTGGGTCAATTAGATATTCAAATGTAATTGTTTTACGTATTTCATTTTTTTTTAAACTTAATTTATTTTCAGCATATTCTTTTGGTAAAATATTTTCAATATGCTCGGGTAAATATAATGTGAAAGATGATAAAAATGAGTTAATATCAATTGTCGATGATGGTATTATTTGTTCGTGCGCGTCAACTATGTGAACGTATATTGTATGTTTAGTTTCATCTAAACTAATTGCATCATCAAAATCTTTCGAGTTTATTGGATCTACATTAAATGAATCTAAATGTGTAAGATCTTGAAATTTATCTGTAAACATATTTTTACCAATTATATTTTTATAGGTTGGATACAAATTAGTTATATTTGCGTTTAATTTATATAATTGTAAAATAAGTTTCTTGTCATTAGAACGATCTTGTATTGAATCATATTTTTGTATTATTTTGCAATTATTTTGATTAATTTGTAAAATAATAATATTACCAATTGTATAGTCATCTGAAAATTCAACATTTGGAGAAAATTTTTTCGGAAAGCCAGGATAAAACAATTCAACTATTTTTTCAGTTTGAACTACTTTTTTTACAATTCCTAATACAATTTGAGGTGTTCGCGAATTTATTTGGGATATACAAATTGTATTTGATTTAGTTATTTCATAATCTACGATATCTCCTGGGAGTAATTTACTAACGATATCAGATTGTTCTATAAAACGTTTATCGTTTAATACAACATAATTATTGTTAATATTTGCAATAGTTCCTTGTAACATTTAGTATTATTATAATTATTTATTTAAATAATAATTTTTATTGTTTAGATATCTAAACTAATTGTGTTTTTGTCGGATTTATTTCTTCTGCGACTGCGTTTGGGAAGGTTACTATCTTGTAACTCTTTCAAATCAGAAATGCTAATAGTGCTGTTGTTGTTAGTATCTTCATGCGTTTCTTGAATATTGATTGTTTTTGTTTTCAATCCAGAAAGAATATCGCTAATATCTGATGGTCCTTTCATTTCAGGGCGTTTTGAAGTAACGGGTACACTTTCTTTAATATTAATCCCGTCATTTTCAGAGAAATTATTTCGTCCTAATTGGATATTTCGTGTGTCGAAGTTATTATTTCCTTGGCGTTGAAATGAATTGTTTGCATTTTGGGTAGCAACTGGTGGAGGAGGAGGTTCATTCATTAATCCTCCCATAAATCCTGCAAACCCGGGATTTGTGTTTGACATTGAACTCACAGCTGCTTTTTGGAACTGGTTCATTAAATCAGGGTTTTGGCGTAATATATCATCCATACCGGGCATAGATGATTTAAACATAGTATTTGTCATGTGTACCATCATAGCACTTCCACCTAATTGAAATAATAGTTTGAGCTCAGGTGCCATTGAAGCTTTCGATTTATACTTATCATGAAGCTCTCCAAAAATTTCGTCATAATCAGTTATATTTTCGTTAAGTTGTTCTCCCCAACCTTCTAATTTCAAATCAAAAGGGTCAAAACGATTATTTAAAAATTCAATACCATTAATAACGGCCATCATCATATTTCCTTGAAACTTGACTGAATTTTGTCTGGATTTTTCCTCCATAATCATTTCATATTCTCCTTGCATTTCCGCTAAAGATGATTCCATCGAATATTTTTTTGTTAGATCGACACCTTTTTTCTCTAAAGCCTCCAACTTTCGCAAAAATTTGAATTTTTCGCGTAATTCCTCTTCTTTTGAATATTTTTGAGATGGCGGAGGATCTACTATATCTGGATTCATAGGAATATTATTAAATTTGCCGAAACCGTCCCACGTTTTTGTTTCGTTTGCATTTTCGGCAGTAGATTGTCCTAAACTAATATTCACCTTTTCATTAAATTTAACACTTCTATCACCGCCGTTTAAAGAAGAAGATGAAGACGAGGATGCAAGTTTTGCAAATAGAGGTTCGGAAAATTCTCCGGTATTAGACGTCTCTGTCAAATTATTTAATTCTTCTTCTAAATTTGTTAGATCTTCAATATCAATATCATTTTTTACGGATCCACCTCCACTTTTTTTATCACTATTATTCATTAACAATTCAATCCCTCCACCAAAATTCACTTTTTTTGGAGTGGAAGGTTCCCAATTTTCTGATGAAATATCAATAATATCGTTCATTATTAAGATAATTAGAACATTTATTTTTAAGTAATACGAATTGCAATATATATTTTTTTAAAAATAATTAAAAATAATTAAAAATAAATAAAATAAATAATAATTTTAATTTTTTTAAAACTATCCATATATTTCTCTCATTTCGCTATTGTTATTATTGTTTCATATACCAAACCCCTTGCAAAAAACAATCTGCCAAATCATCCTTTTTTTTATGTTGTTGGAAAAAAGGTTTCCAGGATTCTTCAATTATTTCTAAACAACATTTCACCCCCATCTTTTTACGTCCCTTATAATCCAATTTGGTTGTTTCATCTGTTAAACCTTTTAATTTGTTAGATGCGCTAATAAATTCAATCTGAATATTGTTATTTTTCATGATAAAATATTGTGCCAACATTCCTTGTATTGTTTTCATTTTATTTGCCAATGGACCTATTTGATTTTCAATAATAATAGTATCAATGGTATCCATATGATCTCCAAAAAGAATATCAAATTTATGTTGAATGTTGCGTCCTATGACAACCAAATTCACTTTTGTTGCATTACTCGTTAGCACGGATTCAAAACATTTGGTCTCAGTAAAATGCGTGAATAATTCTATTATTTCTTTTTTTTTCATAGCAGGGTTATATTCAATCTTGTATTTTTCAATCAACTCTATTAGTTTCGGTACCTTGCTTTTATTCAAAGTAGTCAGTTTAAGTTCCGCTGGAGGTTTAATGTATGGTTGTTTTTTTGCATGAGATAAACAAAAACATTCCGAGTTTTTCATAAACTTAATTGGTTTCTTGCACGGAATAACCGCACAAGATAATGTTTCTTTCTCCGTTAAATCAATATTATCCCATTTAATAATTCGGAATTCTTTTGTTAGTTCATTCAATTCAAAGAAACAAAAGGATAAATTTTTAATTCCAACATCTATACTAACAATTTTTTTCATACGATAGTGTAATAATAGTATTAAAATATATTTAAGTTTAATATTATTATTTATTACATTTTTTAATATTTATAAACGACGTTTCATTTTACACGATTTATATATTTTTTTTTGTTTTTTATTTCTAGTTTTATCTTTATTTAAACATTTTCGTTGTCGTTTTATTTTTGATTTTTTGCCTCGACCTATCATGTGTGGAATTTGTGTATTCATATAATTTAAATGTTCTTCGTTAGGTTCTGCTCCATGAAATGATTTGCAAATGTCGCATGAAAAATCAATAAATATAATTCGTTTGTATCCTTTTTTTGACAGCATATTTACTAGATCCTGGGTGGTTATCTTTTTGTTCGGTTTATAAAGAGATCTTTGACCGGTTTCAAAACCTCCGTTTTCTTGATGTGCTATAAATATACCATGATACGATTCCAAACCTTCTTCTATCTCATCTTCATCGAATGAATCAAAACGTTTATTTAATAATGGTATATTGGAATCTAGGGTTTTATCATATGAATAGGATTGACATATTTTATCCCTATTTTGAAGTAATTGTCTCAAATCATTTATAATAGATTCATCATTTTGTCTTGCAAGTTTGGTTTCAATGCTTTCAAATACTACTTCATTTTTAATTTTATCAGTTAATTCAATCCCAGTTATTTTTTCGGTTAAATAAGGCATTAAATCGTGTGTAATCATTTCATGAGCCGTGATGTCGTCATTTCCAGACATTATATTGTATAATCCGAATGGCGTATATGTTATTTTTTGAAAAAAACTTACATTTTCTGGAAACACCACATTATTTGGTTGAATTAATGGAATCACATTACCTTGTTTGTCTTCTTTAGAATTAATATTGGTTTTGTCTGCTCGTTCTTTATATTCATATGAACCATGCGTTAATATAAGCAAATAAATTATTGAATCATCATCCATTATATTAATATATTATTTTATTTTATTTGAAATCTTATGAATTCTTCTTGACACATTCCTCTTTTTTTTCTTTCTATTCGTCTTTCGACGTTTCTTCTTACCTCCTATTATTCCAATTTCTCGTTTCATTTGGTTCATTTTCTCTTTAAAATGGTCCTCCATAACTTTATTATAATATCCCAATCCGGTATCCACAAACATATCATTATTTACGGCGTCTTTCAAAGCTTCGTATTTGGAAGGATAAAATCCAGAAATACCAAAATCAACAATAACTATTTTTCCAGAAGCCGTTTTTCCAAATTCCATATCAAACGTCATAAATTTGTTTTCAATCATTTTCTCAAAAAGTAGTATTATTTCATTCAAATCATTTTCATTTGGATCATACATGACAACTTTATTCATTATTATGGCTACATATTCCCCATCCGAAGTAATAAATGGTCTCTCATTAATTGTGGGACCAACACCAATGTTTGACGCGTACATGCTCGATACTGCAAGACTGATTTCATTATCGGTGACTTGACCTTTTGTTTTCAATTTCAATAATTTGACAACCTTCTCGTCAGATCCTAATAAAAGATAAACAGAACCTTGGAAACCACGACCAATCATTTTAGAAAAATCTATATGTGATGTTTGAATAGGGTCCACCTTAAAATCACTATTAAATACAGGCAAGTTGATAAACAATTCATTTATGCCATCCAACTTTATTCGCTGTAGGTCTCTTAGTTGAAGACTCTCTTTTACAAATTCTGTAGAAGATGGCGGAGTTATAGGTAGTGGTAGTGTCTTTTTTACTGGTGTTCCAAACAACCTTTGTAAGAAACTTGGGGTTCTCTCGTTGTTATCATCATTTTCATCAGGAAGATACATAATATACTCAGACATAATATTTCAAAAATATGTATTTTTAATATTATATTTTAAAATTTTGCTGTTGGAATAACAGGTGCCACCATACGTGCATTTAATTGCTCGCTAGTTAAATACATTGATTTTAAATCGGTATTGTTGTATCCAACTTGTGGTTTATTCGAATCAAATGTAGATCTATACATAAATGGTGTATTTGACAATGGGGGCATTTCCATCATATTTACACCACCTGCATGGTATGCTTCATTTTTATTTTGTTTCATAATTTCAGTTGCATTTTGTTGTAAATAAATTCTATAATCCCAATTCGATTTTATATTTGCATTCTTTTTAATTTCTTCATTAAATGTTTCAGAAGGTAACCAGTTTGAATAATTTCTTCCGTCGCTCATCATTGGTGGAAAATTATCTATACTTGAATATAATGACGAATTCATATATTATAATGTAATATAAGAATTTATTTTATTGTTCTACTCCTAACAATTTAAGGATATCATTTTTTTTCAATTTAGAGGCATCAGTAACTCCTTGTTTTGAAATAATTTCTCTAAGCTTAGTAATCGACATTTTTTTGTAATCGACTGCCTCAGATGTTTTAGTATCCACATTCTCATCTGGATTCAAAATATTTATCGATTTAAAAATAGAAAAATCCGTAATTTGTTCTAAAGAATTGTTAGATTGTTCTAAATGTATGGATTTTATATTTGTTTTATCTGTTTCTTTTTCTTCTTCAACAACAATATCTTCAGAAATATTAATTATTTCAGGTAATACTTCTAAATTCATTACATCTTGTAAGCTTACTACAGAACTATTTACATCATCGTCTTCAAAGTCATCCTCATCATCTGAAACATCCCCAATCTCTTGTAAACTCGCGTTTGTTTCTTCTAAACTATCAAGTATATTTATTTTAAAACCGGCTTCAGATGGACTTTCGGAGGATCCAGAACTACTAGAATTATCCGAATTCACAGACTCATTTTCATCGTCTGAATCATCGGATGAAGTGTCTTCCGAAGAAGTATCATCGTCCTCATCATCTGAAACATGTATTAAATGTATGTCATCGTCACCTTTACTTACGACTGGTTGGCTTTGTACGAATCCGACAGGTCTATTTTGAATCATGGAATGCATCGCCTGATTTTCTTGCGCCATGGAAGAAATTAAAGCAATCATCGACGAAATTTTATGATCTTGTTGCGATATTTTCTGATAAAAATAAATAGAACTACAACCTATTAATAATATACTTATTGATAGACAAATTAGAAAAGGAATGCTAAATATATCGGTTAATGTCATTATTAAAAAAGGACTACATATTTAATTTTTTTAGAGAACGAATTCATTTATATTTTTTTTGATGCATGCGAAATTGAAATAATTTCCGTAGGATAATTCATATCAGATAATACTTTTAATCCACCTTTAACGTTGGAAATACCTTTTTCTAAAATATACGTGTATCTAAAAGAATTCATTGTTTCGATTGTTTTCATGCGATAATTTTTAATGTTTTTCTTTTTATCTAATTGTTTGCATACTTTTGTATAATGCGTGGTTAATATACAAGATACATTTTTAAATTTCAATATATATTTCATAAAGGCCAATGAGCTGGATACGGCATCTTCCGGATTTGTTCCTGAATATAATTCATCAAAAGCACAAAAATGGCGATCCGACGTATTATTTCCAATTGTATCAATGATCGTTTTACATCTTCGTGCTTCCGCTTGGAATAAACTATCTCTTCCAGAAGTGTCCGGAATATTTAAATAACAATGGATAAATTTATACGGAGAAATAATTGCGCTTTCATAACAACCACATCCAAATTGCTGCGATAATATAACATTAATTAAAGAAGATTTTAGTATTGTCGTTTTTCCTGAAGCATTTGGACCAGTGATAATCATATTTTTGCTAAAGTCGCAAGTATTTTTAATGTGTTCTTCATTCATTAAAGAAGGGTAATACGATTGTTTAAATGTAGTATCTTTGTTAGAAAAATCAGAATAATTAATGTTTTTGTTAATTATGTTTGTTCTTAATCCATAAATATTATTTAAATATCCATGAAGACCAAATGAAAATACCATGGATTTATTATATTCAGCATTGGTGTATAAATTATAAAACAATGATAATATTTTGCCTATATTCATGATATTGGTCCATGAAAATGTAAATGTACCTAAATAATTCAATTGATTCAAATAATCTTCCAACATTTTTTTGTGTGTCGCTACTTCTTTATTAAAGTCTGCATAACTTGTTAGTTCATTCGAGATAGATAAATAATAATTAAAAGAATCGATGGAATTATGTAAATATTTTTTAATCCTATCTAAATATGAATTTATCTTGTTAATATTTCTATAAAAACGTAAACAAACCAAGACGTTTTGGTATATTGAAAATACATATAATGCAGCCGAAAAAAGCAAATATAATTGTTGGCTTAATGTCGCGTCATTTAAATTCGTAAATAATTTACCGAGCGAATGATTTTCAAGAAGTTTTTTTAAAATTTCTACATACTCGGTAATAGTTAAATTCAACCCTTTCATATTTATAATAAAAAACGGCATAATCAAAATGATGATGGGTAAACAAAATGAAATAATTGGTGAAGTCACATTATACACACTCATAATTTGCAAAAACGACGAATTGTTATTCAAAAATTTCCCCATTTCCCAATCAATATACAAATATTTTTCACAAAAACTGGTTTCTCCTTTAATTTCCATCCAAACATTTTGAATATCATCGAAAGATTCCGTTTCCATTTGATTTTCGGGCGCATAAGTTTTTAATAATTGTTGTGTATCTTTTAGAAAAATAACATCTGTGGTGTAATATTCCGAAAACATTTGCATCACTTCTTTTCCAAAACAAGTGGAAGGAGATAAAATAATGTCATACATGGGGTTTGTGGATATATCGATTGTATTTGTTAGTTCTAAATCCGTAGAGATACTTTTTGACAACTCCATTTTACTAGAATTAAAATAAATAGGAAGATTAAAATGTGTGGGTATAGAATCTATTTTTTGTATGGAAGAGTTCATATAAAAAAAATAGATTAATAATAATAATATTATACGAATGGATAAATTTACACTTTTACAATTCCAATTTGATTGAAACATTTCTCTCCTATTTTTAGTTCATCTAGTGTAAAACTTTTTAAAAATATGATAAATTTAGTATTTTTATGATAGATAACGTCATCATTATCATACCGTTCGCATATAACTTTTTCGTCTACAAAATACAATTTACCACGAAGTCCTTTATAACATAATCTCACTGATTTATACCATTTTTGTTTAAAATCATTATTAGTATTTAACAAATAGCTCATAATAATAATGTCATTTTTTGTAATATTTTTTTCGGCTTTAAGATTCACTGTATAGGTTGACATTTTTTCAAATATATTGTTTATTATATTAATATTATTTATTTCAATTTTTATTTTTATCTGATAATATTTTCTAATTTTGCAGGCAACTCGTTAATTTCGCACTTATAATATTCCTCAATTTCTTTAATTTTGTAAACATCACGTCTTGTAATGAAATTAAGACCAACACCCTTTCTCCCCCAACGCCCGCTTCTCCCGATACGATGAAGATATGTATGTACGCACTTGGGAACATCGAAATTAATCACAACACTAACTTGCTGAATATCAATTCCTCTTGCAGTCACATTAGAAGAGATTAATACACGTGATTTTCCAGTGCGGAAATTTGTAAAAGATTCGTCTCGATCCGCCTTTTCCATAGCGCTATGAATACAACAAACCGGGAAATTATCCTCTTTCATGGCAGTATATAAATCCATCACGCGTTTCACACTATTACAATAAATAATACTTTGAGACAATGAAATAAACGTAAATAAATCTTTTAGCGTACTATATTTTTGCATATCATCATCTAGAGCGACAAAATATTGCGAAATACCTTCTAGCGTTAAATTGTCGGCCTTAACTGTGATTTTCACCGGATTTCTCATGAACTTATCCGTAATCTCAAAAATGTTCTCAGGCAACGTTGCACTAAACAAAACAACCTGGATTTCATTATTAAAATATTGGAAAATATTGTATAATTGTTCTTTAAAACCTGCAGACAACATTTCATCTGCTTCATCAATCACAACCATTTTGATTTTTTTAGATACAATGACATTTCTTCTCATCATATCAAACACACGTCCAGGACAACCCACAACTACATGAGGGACATTCTTTTTGAATGTAGAAATGTCTTCCTCGACATATGTACCACCTACTAATGTTTGGATAGTTAGACCGGTAATCATAGAACCGATTTGTTTAATGACATTTGCTGTCTGAGTAGATAACTCGCGAGTAGGACTAAGCACCAATATTTGCGTATTCATTTCTGTTGTGTTTACAGCATTCAATAATCCGATCGTGAAGGTAGCCGTTTTTCCTGTACCGGATTGCGCTTGTGCGATAACGTCTTTTCCTTTCAAAATAGGACTAATTGCTTGCTGTTGAATAGGACTTGGCTTTTCAAAACCATACCCATAAATACCTCTTAAAAGTTCGGGAGAAATATCAAATTCATCCCAATTTTCTGTTTTCGGATTATCATTATTGTCTGGAAGGCTTGGTATAGTAGTTGCATTATTATTTAATGACATGTTACTTTAATATACAAATATAGTTTTAAGTAAATTTTATAATATTATATATAAAAAATTGATATAAATAATAATAAATATGAATAGGTAAGATAGAAGATGACACAAATGGCAACCAAATATAATTTATCTGATTTTGAAAATATTATTTCCAACGGATTTAATTTTACAATTCCAGATGAGACCATGCAATTAATATCTAAATTATCAATGGAGGTAGGATCGCCCACATATATTAAAACACCTATTTTTCAAAAAAATACTACACCGCCCGCGAGTTCTCTTATTAAAAAGAAAAAAAATAAAAATAACATAGAAATCAACAATGAAGATTGGGAAACAATACGCTCATTCCATACTACCACAATCGAGCATAAAAAAGAGGACGAACAAATTGACAAAATCCGAAGTTGTTTAAACAAGTTAACCGACAAGACGTTTTTAGATATGAAGACGCAAATAGTGGATATTTTGAATCATTTGGTTGCAGATAATGTTACTTCGACGGAAATGACGAGAGTTGGAAATATCATTTTTGAAATTGCGTCCAATAATAAATTTTATTCGAAATTATACGCAGATATTTATACAGAGTTAATCAAATTATTTCCAGTGATGAATGATATTTTCAAAGTAAGTTATCTCACCTATATAGAATTATTTAATAATATTGAATACGTCGATTCCACTGTAGATTATAATTTGTTTTGCTTGAATAATAAGAAAAATGAAAACCGCAAAGCAATCAGTACATTCTTTATTAATTTGTCGCTAAATGGAATTATAGACACACAAGAAATGATGTCTACTTTAAAACAATTGTTGGAAATGCTTTTGGCGAATATGGTATTGGAAAACAAAAAAAATGAAGTGGACGAATTGACTGAAAATATTGCAATCTTTTATAACAAAAAATTAATTGAATTGTATGAATCCACCTATCAAACAACAATTGATTCTGCAAGAGAATTATATATTGACGACAAATCATTACCAGATACGATTCGAATGATTGCAAGCATCAAGGTGAAAACATATTCGAGCTTATCTAGCAAATCTATATTTAAATTTATGGATATGTAGACAATCACAAATGAAAACAAAAAAGTATAATAAAAACAAATAATATAAATATAATTTATTTTTATAAATATGTCAGAACTAACAAAAATGAATGAAAATATAGGATTTTTTTTATCCGAAACAGAAGAATACAATAATAATACAAGTACAACTAATTTAGATGATATTTTAAATCAGTTTTATTGCGATGATGACAGTGTAGAACAATCACATATGGATGATTTGAATTTATGTTTGTTAGTTGATTACAATGAAAACAATACTGTCAAACAATTATTGCATATATGCGATTACTACAATATCACAAAAGAATATAAATTAATAAAGGCGAAAAAAATAGATATTATTAATGCAATCATGATATTCGAGAACGATGCGGAGAACAAAGAAATTGTAATGAAACGTAAGCAATTGTGGTATTATATCCAAGAATTAAAATCGGATAAATATATGAAACAATTCATTTTTTGGAATTAATTCACCAAAGCAACGCGTGTTATACATCGTAAAATGTATTGATTGTTAAAAATAGTTTATAACAAATAGTTTCAATATTATATTATATTTGTTAGTTTGTTAGTTGATATATAATTATAAAAATATATTTATAAATATATGGTAGTATCACGAATAGATGATAGTGTTATTTATGCAGAATTAAAAGGGATAAATCCAGGCGATATTAAAAAAGAAAGCCATTTGTATCAAATTATGCTGGACGGATTAAATATTATTATTGCGATAGGAAATGCAAAACATACCAGTAAAAATATTACATATTTTCCAATATATTTAGTAAAAAATGACAATAGCGTGATTCAAATTGGATTATATGAAATACTTACAAACAAGGTGGATAAATATTTAGATTCCAATAAAAAAGTAAAAATCGAATTAATAGGAGACCCGTTAATATATAATTATGTGACAAAATTAATGGTCCAAAAAATAAGAAGAGTACCCGTAAGCAAAATCAAAGACGATGATTTGTCTGATGACGAATCCGAAGAAGAAGAAACAAATCGCACAAATAAATTTATTATACCTGAAATAAGAAAGGATATTTTTATTTTATTACCAAATATGATTATACAAAAACCGCGCAAAGAAGAAACCGCAAAAGACGCATTATCTATTCGCCAAAAATATCATCCATCTTCAACAGACATTTGGATAAATCAATACATGCAAAACCCGAATTATTTTATAGATATTATTGAAGGCAACGATAAATGTTTTTTTACGGCGATCAAAGATGCGTATTCGAGTATCGGACAACAAACAACTACTGAAAAATTACGTAATAAATTGTCGAATGAAATAACAAAAGAAGTGTACCATCGTTTTAAAGATTCGTACGAGATGTTTCAAGAATTTGAATTAACCTGCAAAACAGAACTTAAAAAACTACAATTGCGAAACGAAGAATTGAAAAAACTATTTACAATGACGATTGATCGTTCCATGCAACAACAATATAAACAGGAAGGGGATAATAATCTGACTGAGTTTGAAAAAATGAAAAAAGAGAAACGATTGGTGGATAGTTATTTACACGAGTATCGATTTTTAAAAGGCGTGAAAACTATCGAAGATTTCAAGAAAAAAATAAAAACGTGTGATTTTTGGGCCGAAACATGGGCGGTTTTCACCATGGAATTATTATTAAACGTGAAAATCATTATTTTATCTGGTGATATTTTCAAACAAGGAGACATCAATAATGTATTGACGTGTGGGACAAATCAAATGACGGAGATTTTCCAACCGGAATACTACATTATTTTAAATCATTCAAAAGACGGCTACCAATTAATTAGTTACAAGAACAGGAAAATATTCAAATATAGGGAGTTGCCATATGATTTGCGTAAAATGATATTGGATAAATGTATTGAAGAAAATGCGGGCGGATTTGCGATGATTCCTGAATTTGTGAATGAATACAAAAACAGAAGTAATTATAATAATAATCCGATTGAAAATGTTGAAAATATAAAACATGCGTCTTTGTTTGACGATAATATTGTGTTTCGATTTTATGAAAAATCTGCAAATAATAAACCTGGGAAAAATAACGGAGAACAATTGCCGCACGAATTCGTGTTTGAATATTCTGAATTAGCGGATATTCCAAATTGGAGATTGAAACTAACAAATAGTTGGGAGCAACCATTCATTTTGGACGGGCATAAATGGACGAGTGTCGAACATTATTATCAGGCGTCGAAATTTAGAAAGAACGATCCCGATTTTTATTTGGACTTTTCGTTAGATTCGAAAACGGAGCTTTCTAAAAATGTGGATATGGCAAAAGCGGCAGGCAATGATTCAGGTAAATATATGGGTAAGATGATACGAGAAAAACATGTGTTTGTAGACCCGTTGTTTTATAGCTCAAATAATAAAAATAAAATATTACATGCCGCGCAATATGCGAAATATTCGCAGAATAAAGATTTATTGCATATATTATTATCGACCAAAAAGGCAAAATTAATATACCAAAAAAAAAACACAAAACCGGAAATATGTTATGATTTAATGATTGTTAGAAACGAATTGAATAAAACACTATAGTATTATTTATATGGTTGAATTTGGATATATAAATATAATTGAGCCTAAACCTAAATCATTGTCTTTTATAGATGGCATTATAAGCGGGATTATAAAGTGTTATTTGGATATTGAGGATGTAGTTGAACCCAATAAAGTTATTTTTGAGTTAGGTTCAGGCTCCGGATATTCTAATTCTAAAGTTATTGAGTTAAATAGTTATGTAATTGATACAAAATATGATTCTTTAAATTTATATTGTTCGTTTCGGTCAAGAACACCATTATATATGCGAATATCTAATATAGATACATGGTATCAAATAAACGCACAAGATAAAATAGTTATTCCCGAATATCCTATTGGTACAATGATTGATCCGAATACTGAGTGTGAATATTCGCGTCAGTATAAATCCGGTTATTCATCAGATAAATTTGTGTTTGGAATATGGAAACTGAAAGGATCCACAAGGTTTTTAATTGGTTGGGACGAAGAGAAAATTTCGTGCGATTTGTTATTGTATTTACTGAACTGGATATTTATAAAAAATAATACATACAAACCTGAGCCCACATATACATACAACCAAGCACTACCTAATCTAATGCATTACAGCTTATAATATAAGATTTTTATTCAATTAATTTCATATTGGATAATTCAGATAAATAACGTATCGAACAAGATTCAATTTTATTGTTTATAAAAGTTAATAAAATCTTGATACGTATCAAATTTAGTATAATTAAAATTAACAAAATCTTCAGCGAACCATTCATTAACAAAACGAAATGTTTCTTCATCATAATATTGATAAAAAGGTTGTTTTTTAACAGATTCATTGGTTTTCAATTCAGGGTCATTTAAATCAACCGGAAGATTAAAATTGATAAATATATTTTGCAATTCATCATTTAGATTTTCAAATTTACATAATTGCGTGATTTGCAATACACCATTTAAATAAAGCATTTTTGTTTGCGACGTAAAAGTATGATTGTATGAAATTTCGTTAATAATATCTTTGTGTTGAATCAACTCATTTAATGTTGTTAAACTACTATTATCGATTTTATCGAATTTTTCACGTGTAATTCCTCCTTCTCTTGTAATAAAACAAAACCCAGAGACAAATCTAGTATAAGGATTACGTGTGAATGCGATTCTATTATATCCCTCTGTATTTGGCATAGTATAATTCGCCTCTAAAGTATGGTACAATTTCAATCCACCAAAATGATTTTTTTTCAAATATTCAGGATTAGATCGTGGGTCCACTTTTTGAAAATTCGCGTATTTTTTCAAGACGTTGCTTGTGAATGTCCCGCCATTTTTAAATACATGAATAAATATAGTTTTAAGATCATTATTCACTAAATTCATATTAATATATAATAATACAATTATTATAAATAAAATACTTTATTTCACAATTTGTTAGATTAAATAAAATAAATATATATTATAAGAATAATAATGTTGAATACAACTAAAAAATGTGAACTATTAATGAAATTCCTCTTGAATAAAAATTGCATGAAACATATATCTCAAACTACCCAATCTGTTGAAATCATAAAACAATTATACAATGAAATGGTGGCGGCGGATGCTGTCTTGAAAGAATACAAATCAAAAGACCCTGATTTTTATAAAATAAAATTAAAAAAGATAGAAAATGCAAAACAAATATCAAAACCCAAAACGTTTAAAAGTGGCGGTGGCCTTATTCAATCAGTGGAAGAACATATTGATAAATCCTCATTTTTTGAAATCATGTATTCTTTTCATTTGTTAGATAGATCAATCAAAATATACTTTATACTTGAAAAAATGGATGTAGACATTAATTTAGATTTAGAACCAGATTTAAATAAATTCAATTGTTATGTAGACAATATATTTATATGGTTGAGTATCATAAACAAACATGCAACTAACAAATGTTCGAGCAATTTTGTTAGTTATATTTATTTTACATCTTTAAAAAAAGAATTACCTAAAGATACAAACACTACATTATCACAATTGCACGTGAATACCGCATTTACATATGCATGTCCTGCGAATTTATCTGAAATTGTGATTTTCAGAAAAGAAGAATGGTTTAAAGTATTTATCCACGAATCGTTTCATAATTTTGGATTAGATTTTGCGAGTATGAATAATACAGAATGCAGTAAAATAATGCTCGACATATTTCATATTACATCAGATGTGAATTTATATGAATCATATGCTGAATTTTGGGCGAAATTCATGAATATTATTTTGTTTAGTTACCATTTGTTAGATGATAAAGAAGATATAGATACATTTATAAAATATACTGATTTTCTATTAAATTATGAACGAGTGCATTCTTTTTTCCAAACAGCAAAAGTGTTGAATTATATGGGGTTAACGTATTCAGACTTATATGATGCCCCTGAAAAATCAAAAAAAAATTATAAAGAAGATACCAATGTATTTGCATATTATGTGGTATCATTAATACTGATAAATAATTATCCACAATTTGTTAGTTGGTGTTATGACAATAATTCTCATCCTACATTTTTACAATTCATACAAACAAAAGAGAACCAACAGAAATATTGTGATTATATACAAACCAATTATAAAGACAAACAATTATTAAAAGGAATGAAATGTTACGAAAAGATGTTGCATAAAATAATAAAACTAACAAATACAAACAAAAAAACAACAACTCACACAAAAGGTTTGAATTATATTGCCAACAATTTAAGATTAAGTTTATGTGAAACAGAATAAGTATTTTATTTTTAATCTAAAATAAAATAATTACGATTTCTCGCATCACCGAATGAGGGGCTTGAACCCTCGACCACCAGCTTAAAAGGCTGGCGCTCTACCGACTGAGCTAACCCGGTTAATATAAAAAATTATTTTTTGTATGTTTTTTATTTTTATATTAAAATGTTTTAAAATGCAATTTAAGCAGTAGATTGAGCGGCAGCAGCAGCGGCAGCAACACTCTTATCGGACTTGGCAAAATGGGGGCTCATGTATCTTTGTAGATTGAAATAAGTGAGCTCCTCTCCCTTCTTGAGCTTCAAAAGACCAGCCAACTTGGTATCAGGGATAATCTTTCGTCCGTTCTCCTTGTCTTGCAAGTTGTTTGCGCGGATGTATTGGTTAATATCTCTAGTGACCTCAGTTCTTGCCATCTCGCTTCCAGAAGGCTTATCCAAGAACTTTGCAAGCTCGTCACTGATTCTGGTGGGCTTAACAAAACCACTTGGAGCGCGATTTCCGGTCTTTCTCTTTCTCTTGGAGCTTTGCTTCATTGAGTTCTTGAGCTCTCTGGTCCAGTTCTTCTCAAGGGTTCTGTACTCAACCTTGAGAGCAGAAATAACCACACTCAATTGTTGGAGCTTTGCCAAAAAGTCAGCAGATCTGTCAGCAAGAGGGGTCTCCTCAACTGCAGCATCAACAACAACATCCTCAACCGTAGAAGCAACCACAGGGGCGGCAACAACAGGGGTAGCAGCAACTGCAGCAGGAGTGGTCTTCTCCTTCTTGACGGCAACCTTCTTCACCTTGGGGGTAGAAGAAGCAGCCTCAACAGAAACAGCGGGGGTGGAGGTTGCAACCTTTGCAACAAGAGGGGTGGTATCATCAGCAGTGGTAGTCTTAGAAGTAGTAGAAGTTGCTTTTGCTTGTCTCGCCATATTATACTATATCTAGATAGAATCTTTTTAAGTGATTTAACGCATAAATATATTATTTTAATTTTGTAATCATATATAATGCAATTTAATTCATGAAATTCCTAAATAATTAAATAAAAAATTAATTTCGTTAATTCTTTTTTATTAAATACTATATTATTTATAAATGCAAATCAATAGTTTTAAAGAAAAAAACAATATTTTTAAATTACTTAAAGAAAAAGACGAAAATGAAAGAACAATAAGTATTTTTATATTTTCAAATGTTAGTTTATCTGGTAGAAATATGTTTTATCCAAATGTATTATTATATGATACGGATAGTCATATATTATATTCGCCATATGATGAAAAAATAATGTCATTGAATAAAGATTGTTTTTATGATAATAATATTTATGAT